TGGTGGGCCCAGTAGGACTTGAACCTACGACCAAAGGATTATGAGTCTTATACTCGGTCAAAATAGATGGTAATACATGGCTATATACAACAATAGATAGCAATAAAAACACCATTATATCAATCACTTAAAATAGTCTTGGCAATAAATGGCAATACATAGTTATTGTGTAACGATAATTATAGAGTGCCTAGGAAGTTCTCATGAGCACTATTGCTTGCTGAAAATATGGCCCACGACCAGAATTGGTCGTGGGCCAAGGCAGGAAAACGGTAACGGCATTCTAAGAAAAATTCGCAAGCCGCCACTACGCATATTGCGCGGTGCTGTGATAGGCTGGCTCGTATGTCAGATACTCGTCAAGATCACGCTTGTAGTAAACGACACACCTATGACTGGGCTTAAAAAATGCTATGCCATTGGTATCTTCACAGCGCATCTTTTGCAATGTCGCTGTCGATACACCCAAGTAGCTTGCTGCATACTCAGGCGTCAGCGGCGTGTTTGGTGGATTATTAATAACAAACTGCTTCATTTTCATTTTTTCGTCTTCAGTGACGTTCTTCCATAGCTTCTTAGCCATTTCAATCTCCATCAAGCCATATTAAAAGAAACACTTGCTTCAACATCAAACTCAGTTTGGCAGTTGCGGCAAGTAGCTGTTACCACTTCTTGATCCGCAACCTGATCTTGGCAGGTATAACCGCCGCCACACTCAGGACAATTAGCATCACCCATGTCAAACTCCTACACGTTAATATTAATATTGCCGGTTATAGCATCTAGACACGCCTTAACCAGATAAGCGTTGTCGTGATTTTTTATAATCCACTGTAAGTAACTGCGATCAGTGACCGCTATATCTTTGATAGCCTTGCCTTGGTGCTTACCAAACGTAAAAGTAAGCGGAATCCGCGCTTCCTCGCTGGCAAGATATAACTGTTCCATGTTGGTGAAGAACCCAATCTCGCATATCTCCTCCAGCAGCCATAGCGTGAAAGTAACGTCGTAACCAGCGTCATGCGCATTGCGGCAATACTGACGTGCCAGCTCAGGATTAATCGCGTAGGTGAGTGCGCCGAGCGAGTGGCTATCCAAGTCCGGCAGCATTCTGCGTGCCAGCGCTTGCGTGCAAATCGCTTTGTACTGGCTAACATCAACGCCAGCATTGGCTGCGACTTGAATGTCGAAGTCAACGTTATGGCCGATTATGTACGCTTCGCCGACTGGCAGATATTGCGGCACCACTATCTTATGATTCCGGTAATGCTTTACGTCGTCTGGCGTAATGTGACTGACCGCCATTGCGCCGTAACTGATCGTGCGGTCAGGGCAACAATTAATCGTATGACTAGGTATGCCGTCACCAATGTCGCTATACATCATTTCAGCGACGATATAACCATCTTCATGAAAGCGTATATTGCGATACCCAAGCTGCGTTGCTTCCGCTTCCTTGCTAACATCGGTTGCTTCAAAATCAATTATCATTGCTGGCGTGTTCATGCGGCTTGACTCCCTTGGTTCTTCGTTGACATTAACCTTAATTCCTTTCTTATCATCTGCTCCGCTCTTGCGTAATTTAAGCCCATAATCGGCACTCTCTTTTGCTCAATCAGTCGCTCAGCATCTATCGCCTTGCGCTCTTTATCGGTCAGTTTTTGCGCTCGCAACACGACATAGGATTCAGGCATATCAATATCATTTTCTTTTTCTCGCGCTGCTGCAAAAGCTATTTGCGCCATTTCAGGTATGGTTTTACGCTCGTTCAGGCAGTCTTGGTCAACGGTAGCAACCGCTTTGCCATATTGACGACTAAAGACATGAGCGGTCATCTTGTAGCGATGGGGATAGCTCAAAACCTCGTTAACCACACCTTTACTTCTAAATTCGTCAAAGAACTGGCAGCGGTCACGCACTTGTGTATCACCCAATGATGGGTCCAAGGGGATAACCATATACCCATCGTAAAACTGCGGCTCTTGCTCACGCTTGACGTTTATCGCCTTAGTTTGAGCACGTTTGCGCTTATCGCGGTTTTTAATCTTTGCCATTGGTAACTCCTATGCAAACATATCTATTTGCGAATCTTGTTTTATCTCGAATTTTTTATAGTGATTAAATATAGCCTTCAGATCGCTTTGCTCAATCCAGATGCAGCCATAAGCAAACACGTCAGACTTAGATAAAGCAGCATCTACAACATTCATGTTGTCTATATAAGTCGATACCGATATCAAAAATTCATCCTGCTTCTCACTTGACCACTCACTCGCAAAGTACCTATAAAGCGATACCTTCACCGTGTTTTCATCAAGCAGGTGGAAGTAAACATCGTACTTATAATTACTGGTTGGAATGTGTAGTAATAAGCCACCAGTTGCAAAAGGTGGTTTTTTAAATAGCACCAGGTGACTAAATTGCGAGCATTCCGCTAAGCTTCTGTTATCCATAATCACTATTCCGTAGTAGTTGAAAATAGGGTGTTTAGGCTAGCAGTTGTCCTTTCAAACTAACCCCAGCGTCATAGCCTTGGTGAGCCATCACCTCACCAACTAGCTGATACCAGCTGCCTAAACGATTGATGGTTAAGTGGTATCAAGCCAGCTTGCGCTCGTCACAGTAAATAGGCGTGTTATCTTTATGCCATGCTTTATGACATGGATCGCACAGCCACATAACATCCAGCAGCTTGTTGTAGTCGCAATGATGACCGTGTAATACAGCCTCTTGCTGGCAAGTCTCGCAACAAGAAGGTCTGACTATCTTGCCATCACGTAATGCGTTATTAACTGCATTGTGTGCTTGGCGTATAGTTGGATTGCGCTCAGCGTAAGCACGTTTGGCAGCGCCTGCCTTTCGTTGTCCGCGCTCAGTCTGCTGGTAATCCTTACGCGCTTGCACGCGGTCAGGATTGTTGGCGCGTTTGCGGTCAAACTCTAAGTAGTAATCAAGGTTTTTAGCCCGATTAGCTCTCACCTTGGCGCGGACACATTCTTTGCAGCTACCATTTATACCGTCCTTGCGGATAGATGACTGATAAAAGTCATCCGTCGGCTTGGAGGTTTTGCAGTATTGGCAATTAATCACAGCTATCTCCTAGAATGGAATATCCATGTCGTCAACTATTGGGCCACCATTCGGTGCCTGATTATTGGCTGGCGCGCTGTTACCCTGCTGATTGTTATAGCCTTGCTGTGGTGCTGTGCCGCGTGAGTAAGTTGTACCTCCCTGTGGCGGCTGGCTAGCACGCTGATTGTTATAACCGCCTTTATTGCCACCCATCTGAGCATCAACTTCTTTTTCTGACTTTAGCGAGTAGCCAATCAAGCGCTCCATCTGTACTTCAATTTGCTGTGGTGCCGCCTGATCCTTTTGTTCTTGCAAAGTCTGGCGCTTCTGATTAAAGGCTGCGAATAACTGTGTCTTTTTACGCTTCTCGCCGTTATAGATTTCAAACTCGTCAATAAACAGACCAGTGAAATGCTTGCCCATCAACTCATTAGCGACTGTCATCTGAGTTGGGACCACCTTGCCAGCGGCAGCATCGTACTTGTCGATATTGGCTTGCGTTGGTGTAAGGGTCGTAACGCCAGTGACCGCCATAATACTTTGCAGTTGGTTGTAAAAGCCTTCGATATAACTGCCGTCCTGCTTCATAAACCAAAGAGTGAAATAACCTTTTTGACCGTCTTTGTTGAACACATCAAAAGCCATACCGGTTGTGCCAGTGTTGTTCGATACGACAAACTCAGCGCGGCCAATTTTGACCAGTTGTTCGCTGTTGCCGTCAAAGAATTGACCGCCACCCGTATTGGCTTTAAGTGCGGCAGTCTCGTTTAACTGAATAGTAGGGAAATTCATGGGTATATCCTTTAATTAAAATTAGGCTGTTTGTGCCTGTTGATTAGGGTTTTTAGCAATGCCGTAGAAGTCGCAGATTGCGTCATCTACAGCGTTTAAATCATTGGGTATTAGTTCGCTGGCAAACATTTCATGCGGCGTTTTGACAGTGGTTGTGCCGTCATTCTTGGTCATAAAGTAATGCTCGCCATTTCTAATAGTGGTTTGCAGTACGATAGTCACCATGCCTTCAAGTACAATTTTTTCATCAAGCATCTTGCCCATCGTTTTAATCTTGGTCTTACCGTCCACCTCTTCGATATGCGACAAGATATAGATACGTTGGTCAGGGTGCGTATTATTGATAGCCGTGTTCAGAATGTTCCAAGCGTTCTGACCAATCCGATTAAAGCGCTGGAATACTGAGTTGCCACCACCTTCATCTGTCACACCGCGCATAAACTCATTGGCCATGATGTACTGGAAGTCATCGATAATCACGATAGGCGCTTGAAAGGTTGGCAAACGATCATTAATCTCGTAAGCGTTATCCGTGTTCAGCTTTCTAAATTGCTTGCCGGCTCGAAAGGGTAGCGGCTTACCCATGACGTTAATAACGCCACATAGCGACGGGTCAAGGTTTTGCATACTAAAAGACTTGCCCGAACCGCTATTGCCTAACACTAAAGTCACGATAGCCATTAGTTGCTCTCCTTACTTGGAATCATAAAGTGCGAGTCAAACTGAGCTAACAGGCACTCAAATTCTTTATTGTGTTTTGCTAGCTCGCTCATGCTGGCTTGTTCGCTGATATTTTTAGCGAACCAGTATTCATCTTCCTGCTCGCGCCACTCAAAACCTGCCTGCGCTTGTTGGTAGCTATCACTCATGATCGTCGCCTCCCAGCCCAAACAAGTAGTTAAGCTTGTCATGTGCTTTCTTAACTGCTTCTTTCGCTTTCTTTGCGCCAGCAATGAGAGTGTCGATATCCAGCTCCTCCAAGTCACTCTCTAAGCGAGAAACTTCATACTCAAGATGATGGATTTCGTTTTGCAAATCGCTACAGCTTTTGCATGGGTCATCTTCAACCTGCACACTGCCATGATTGATAGGCAGTGCATCCAACGTGATAGCTAGCTCATAAGCCAAGCTATCAGGGTCGCAATCAAGACCTTCGTCGATAAGCTCGGCGTCGGTCATCGTTTTATAGCTGATTCTGCTACTCATGACTTCCTCCCATACGCTTTTGCTATCACTGAATTGGCATGAGCCGCTTCTTTCGCCTTCTGGCTGGCTTGGTACTCTTCCCAGCTCATATCATCTTCGCTGTCCGGGCTGGTGTTTTCTTCCAGATAAAGTTTGTGCTCTAAATGCACTTGATCTTGCGCTTCGATACCAGTTGCTAAAGCGTTGGCACCAGTAGCAATGACGGCGCTGGCGAGTAGGGCGGATATTGCGATCTTTGCAGTCAGCTCGACATTGACTAACTTTAATAATTGTTTCATAATGGGTCTCCGTAGAAGTTTGGAAGCCCAGTCAATTTGCCTTGACTGGGTTTTTTTATGCCTGAATTTTGACGTTAAGCGCAGCGATTAAAGCGTCGGCGTGTTGCACTGCTGACAGCGCTATCTGAACGCTACTCACTTGCTTGCCAGCGTGGGCTTGAATAAGACCTTGCATGGCTGATGCGGCTAACTGGTCGCGTCGGCTTAACGGTTTTGATTGGTTGCTCATAAGATGGTCCCTGTTGTTAAATGACTATGGTAAGCAATGCCAATTGCATCACTTACGATAGCCATCCATTACCGCGCCCAATCTGGTTGAACGCGCTTCAAGATGGTTCTATGTATTCATGTGCTGTTAAATAGTTTTAGCGATTGCTCGCAGGGCGATTGCCGTTTTGATACGGTTAATAATATCGTGATTACGATATAATGTAAACCCCTGAAACGACATTATTAACGTGTTTACGATAAAAATAGTTAAATATAATACTAATACGATATTTTGAGCACAAAAAAACCGCTAATGAAGGCGGTTTGGTGGGAAAGCAATATGAAATTAATTGTTAATTTACGAAAAAACCCGCACAAAGCGGGTCGGGTGTAGGATAGGCGATAAAAAACCCACCGGTGGTGGGTTTGATCGTTCTAGGTATTAAGCTATCTTCAGTCTTTCATGTTCAAGGCTATCAAAGTGTTGTGATGTTATAAACAGCTCATTGCCAACTCGTTTCTTTGCAGCACTGTAGTTGATGTCAAACTGATACTGAGCAAAGTTTTTGTATAAGTCACTAATTTCAGGGGTGTTATCGTAAGTAAGCAACCAAGGCAAATCTGTTTTGGCCAATTTTTCAGAAACGGCCGCATGGTCTTCATGATTATAGAAATTAGTGTATAAAGACTGGCCTTTATTATAGTACGGAGGGTCTACCATAAGCAGGGGCTTGGGCAGTGCAAGACTCTCTAGCTTTTCCATGAACTCGATTGCATCCATATTGTAAATATGAATCTTATCTTTAATCGCAGCAATCTGATGAACTTTTTTTATTAAAGCCACCTTGTTAAATCGGCAATCCATTCTATAGGCACCATCTTGCTTCTTTCCACCTATAACTCCGGCTTTAATAATGCCAGACCGGTTGGTACGATTAAGGAAGAGGGTAGAGAACGCAAGCTCTAAAGGATCCACAGTATCTTTAATATCCTGTATGGCTTTTTGCTTATACCATTCGTCCATATCGATTTTGGTCAAACTAATAAGGTTGGCTAGCTCTTCTGGCTGATGGACTATAGCGCTCCATAATGAAGCAATTGATTGATCTATATCATTGAGGTGCAGCTCTTCAACTACATTGTTGGTTAGTAATCTTAAGGCAAGGCCACAGCCACCAGCATAAGGCTCAGCATACTGGCACAGCTCCATATCATGGCTTGCAATAACGTCACGAGTCATATCATAAATACTAGCTTTGCCGCCTGGATAACGGAGAGGCGAGAGTGAGCGCTTAATCATTTCTATGCCTTAAATTTTGTCTATATTGTAAACAAAACATGTTATAAAATCTATCGTCCTTCGCCAAAATAAGTATCAACATCTAGCTTTTGGACACGTCTATGCTTCACTAATATGTTTTTCAGTTTATTCACGAACGTTTCCTGAAAATCAGCCCTTTCAGAAGGGTTGATTGTTAAATAGTACTCCAATGGACTATTTTTTACTGTTTTTAATAGTTTTTGAATATCGTTACTGTTATAGAAATCCTTAAAATCATTACGTAAGGCTCTTTCACTCTTATTCCCTTTATTCTGTTCTATTTTTACAATTTTATCAAAATCGTATTCATCTTCTGAATCAAGATTATTTAAGCCTAATTTATTCATTATTTTCTGAACGTGTTTATCAGACGTAAAGTTGGATTTATTATACCTAATGCTATTCTTCCAAAAAGAATCATCTTCTGGAAGACTGTAGAGTAGCTTAAAAATCAATCTATCTGGCGGTTGAGAGCTAGGTAAGAGAATAACGCTTTCATTTTTCTTTATATCAATATCAACATCACCATCTAAAACTACAATGCTATTTTCAGTAAACTCAGGTATCTTGTATTTCTCTATAAGATTCATATAGACCGTACTACCTACACTTATATCTTTAAGGATGTTTAATACCTTATTTGTTTTTCTATCAATGATTAGCCTTTTAAAAAAATCTACAGCCTCTTTATCTTCAAAATAAACATTAGTAAGTGGAAGGTTGATTTCCTCTGAAACTTTCACAGTTCTCGTATAGAGGTCAGCATTTATATCATTCCAGTCATAATCGTTACATACTTCTAACTTGCCATAGCTATTAGTTAGAAATATGCTTTTGAAGTTATTCTCTTTTGTGTTTTTTTCTTTTTCATTTTTATAGTATATTTTTTCTATAATAGTTGGAGAGTGCGAAGATAATATTATTTGTATATTATATTTATTACTGTAATGAATTAATACATCTACAATTCTTTCCTGAGCAAATGGAAAAAGCCCAGCATCTAACTCATCTATTATTAAGATACCTCCATGGTAATCAGAATACTCTTCCTTTAATTTTCTAAACGAGAAAAGAGCTTGAACGATTTGTCCGACATTATCTTCTCCTGAAGAAACAGATTCATGATCATAGTCTGTCCCGTGTACAACTGAAGAGTCGATTATACCTTTGGTTGACGTAACATTAGTACCTTTATGCTTCCCGATGATTTCATTGCAACAACTAATAAAATCTTGCTTATTATCTTTCAAGTAATCAACATCATACACCTGATCGTTATTACGCTCAGCTACAGGCATTAATCTATTTAAGCTTAAATAAATTATAGGATGTGTAACATTCCTAGACGTGTTATCACTTATTTTACCTGGTAAGTTGTTACGAACCACCGTTCTATGATTTCTACCTTCAGTATCTGTCATAGCTAGTTTAAGATTTTCAATATCTTGTTTAAAATAAGCATCGTAAACACTGTATGAAACATTCATTTCTCCTGGTTTATCGTGTTTTGCTGAAAGACGAAAGTGATCACTAAATCTGGATTTAAATTGCTTACCATTTAATGTTTTATGCTCTATTTTTTCATCCGTTATATAATTTTTATCAAAGCTGAAAATTTGCGCTACAAGCCCTAGTATTGTCGATTTTGCCGTACCATTCTTACCACTAATGACAGTAACTTTCTGTCCAAACTCAATGTCGATATCTTTCATATTCCTAAATTTTTTGACTGACATTTTTTTTAGAACAGTGGGTTGCATGCTTTTAATTCCTATTAAAAAAATAATAAATTGTATTTAATTATATAATATTGCCAATATACCTATCCTTAAGTATATTCTATCTGCTCATCATACACTCGCAGCCCAACTTCTCTAACCTTACTCAAGTCAGCACCGATCTCAAGCATCAACCACCCGGACAAATACTCTCACACGGCACACCGTCGTTATCTCTATCCAGCTTAGTATTGCCACACTTAAGCGCTTGCTTGGCTTGCTCACAGCTCACCATCTGCCCACAAGTACGCGGCAAGCCTTTGCACTGTGAACCGCCAGCACCTTTAGCGAATAGTGGGTGATCAACCTCAACAGATTCCTTCAGGACAGAATTGCCTTGAAATGGATTGTCTACTGTCTTAACTCCAGCATTGGAGGATAGGGCGAACACAGATAATGCCGCTGCTAGTATTAACTTTTTCATGATTACGTCCTTGTATTGCTTTAGATGCGTCGAATCTGAGGTAAGCACACTATTCTTCAGGTGCGCCTTTATTGCGCGTATATTTATCTACTGGAAAATTGCTCATCTCATAAACCGGAGCCATCACAAGTTTCCCAAAACTCTTAGCCATCAATTTTACTTCATCAACGGACAGACTCATAGGTTCGTTGTTTTCTGCTGCCACATTGATTTTATCTATAAGCTGGTTTATCGGTAATTTAGTGTTGTCCATGATATTAATTCCCTAATCTTTAGTATTCGACATATTTACCTACGACTTTTCCTACTAGGTTGCAGTCACCCATTGGCATCATTTTTTGTTCGTGCCAATCAGGATTAAGCGGCTTTAAGTACATATCATTTGATTTTTCACCTATTACCAACTGCTTGAATGTAGCTTCCGTGTCGTCATTACACTGAACAACTACTAAGTCACTATCTTTAAGGGCGAATAATCCAGTCTCAGGCTCAACATAGATTATTTCATTAGGCTTAAACTCAGGCAGCATGCTGCGCCCTTGAACGCGCAAGCAAAAACCGTTCTTAGATAGGTTAGGAGGGCGTGGCGCTTTGCCTATAGCATCTAGCATCGTTACAGACTCAATATTAGACCAACTACCAGCCGCTACCCAGCTCAGTATAGGCACCATGCTGGGATCTTCTGATATAGAGACGCGTCGAGTATCGATAGGCAGGTTAAATAAATCATCCCCACCTTTCCCTTGTATCTCTTTTATTTGCGCTCTTAACTCGTCGATAGATGGATTTTTAGGCACATCTAACATTTCACCATGATTATTAATCAACCAGTCAGCATTCACACCAGTAGTCTTAGCTATATCAAATAGGCTAGATGATTCTTTATTTCTATCATTCTCAATATCTGATATAGCGCCTTGCGATGTCTTAACTTTTTTTGCAAGTTGTACTTGGGTTAGTCCTGCGTGTTTACGGGCTTTTTTAACCCTATCTCCAAGACTTTCAATATTCATCTCAATACCCCTTATAAATTATCGTAATTATGATACAAATAAATATCGTTTTGACGTTTGATTAAATAACGTAATTACGATAATATGATTATTATTAAACGTCGGAGCGATATTTATGACCAACACTATCAATTGGACGTCTATTGTCCGAGACCTATTGAAAGATAGGACGCAAATTGAACTGCAAGAAATAACTGGTGTGCATCAAGGCGTTATTAGCGACCTTAAGAGCGGCAAACCTAAACCGCACCTTACATACATCAATGGCGCTGCATTAATAAAGGCTCATCAAGAGCTTTGCCAAGAACAAACAGAGGAGGCCTAACCATGTCCATAAACCAATTATCACCCGAAAGAGTGCAGCGGTCACGCAATATGCAATCAGACATCTTGCATGCAGTTGCAGAGACTAGACAGGTAAATGTCGCTAAATGCCTTGGCGTAGAGTCAAGCACCGTCGGTCGCTGGCTAGATTCAAAAAACCCAGAAAGCCAAGTTGTGCGCTTTTGCGACATGCTGGCGCTTTGCGGCTTAAAGGTCGTGCCAGCTAACGCCCAGTGTTATGACGTTGAAAAAATAGAGATGCTGTTTAACGTCACAAAAGACTATTTCAAGCGTTTAGATGGAGTAGATGATTTTTTTCAAAATGACGCGGGCATGTCTGAAAGGCCTGATGTGCGCTACAGCCGTACAAGTGATCTATCAAATATAGAAACCTATCCGAACACCATATTGGCATTGCTTGCCAGCTTTTGTGAAGCCTGCAAGAGCTTGGTAGCTGCTAAGAGCAATACCAACAGACCAACCGTACTGGTCGCAAGATTGAATATTGAAAACGAGATAAAGCAAGAACGTCAAGACATCGTGGCAGACGATGCCGCGTTTTGGAAGACGGCTCTGATTCTATCCAACATCGTCGGATTATTTATCTTGCTGACTATGACTTTTAGATTCTGGGGGCTGTGATGTTAGAAGAAAAACACTATGCGCCCATGAATCGCTATGCCAGTAGTAGCGACACATCAACCACGCTTGATGCTGTTGAGTGGTTCGCTAAAAACAAAGGTATTACCAATCTCGATGATCCAAGCACGAAAGTACGCACGATTATTGAAGATGCAAATAAAGTTGAGCTGGCACGCCAGCAAGCTAAGAAAGCTGGTGAGGCCAAGGCGCAAGATGAGTTTCTTGATGCCATGTTTAACCTTGATAACGGCACAGCGGTATTGCGTCAGAAGAAAGAGCGCACGCCAGTAGTGACAGGCAAGGAAAAAGCAGTTAAGACCAAAAGAGACAGCTCGAAGGATAGACCGAATGCAGCAGTACGCCGAGCCAAGATCATAAAAACGCTTAACACTGGCGGCAGAATTAAGTTAGAGCGTAAAAAAGGCGCAGCTTATCAAGCGCAGTACATAGATATCCGCTGGATTATCGACAATCACAAAATGAATATCAAGCGCATCAAGTCAGTCAGCTCTAGCGATTCTTACTTTGTCTTAGATAAGTTTGCTCGCTATCAAGCGCCGGTAGCTATTAACGGTGCAGCTGAAGATAAAGACAAGCTGCTTACTGCATTACTTAGTAAGAAGCTGGTGCTGGCAAGTGATGTCATGGGCACGAATAAGTTAGCCACAGCGACAGTGCTCACTATTGCGACGCAGCACGACTTGGATGTTTATACCGTGTTTGATGATAGCCGCAAGACAGTGGGTTGGATATACATTTTAGATGAAGAAAAGCGCAAGACGAAGATTCATAAGCTTGGCGATATGTTGCAAGCGCTGGATCATTTAAAAGAGAAGAAGGCAAAAAATAATGGGCAATAAAAAACCCTAAGAGATGCGAACTCAAAGGGTTTTCAACAAACCTAACCTGTAATCGGAGTATATATCCATGAACGACATTATGCAAGTAAACAACATCAACAAAACCATGAGCAGTCGTGAAATGGCAGCGCTATGCAAAAAACGCCACGACAATACGCTGCTAGTTATCAGAGATTTGGAAAATAGGGGTCTCCTAGAAAATAGTAGACCCCAATACTACACGCACGCGCAGAACGGTCAGCAATATATTGAATATATATCAGACAAAAGAGACAGTCTTGTCATTGTTGCACGCTTATCGCCTGAATTTATGGCCGCAGTAATTGACCGCTGGCAAGAACTAGAACAGCAAGTGAGTGCCAGCCAGCCAGTAATGGCAATGCCTGATTTTACCAATCCAGCTGAAGCCGCACGCGCTTTTGCCGACCAGTATGAAGCAAAGCAGATAGCGCAAGAGCAATTAGCCTTAGCACAACCAAAAGTGAATTTTTACAACACGGTTGCCGCTAGTAATTCATTGATGACTGTCTCAGACGTGGCTAAGAAGATGGATATGTCAGCTCAAGCACTTAATGTGAGGCTTATTGAGATTGGCGCATACGACAAGCGCAGACTGCCCAAGAAGGTGTTTAGCCATGGTTTTATTAGTAAAGGCTATGGCGCTATGAAATTAACGGCAGACGGTCATGATCGCAACCTACTGACGCAGGCAGGTCAGATTTACGTCATTGGCTTATTTAGCTGTAACAAAGAATTGGAGCCAATGTAATGACGGTACACGTTTTTAACGTAGATGATGCAGTGAAGTACGGCATGGAAAAAGCTGTGATATTGCAGAACATGCGCTTTTGGCTGGATAAAAACAAAGCTAATGGCACTAACTTGCATGATGGCTATTACTGGACGTACAACAGTGCAGAGGCTTTCTTTAAGTTGTTCCCTTACTTCAAGTCAGCAAAAGTAATTCAGCGACTACTGAAAAGTATGGTTGAGGACGGCTTATTGCTGGCTAGCAACTACAACAAGAAGGGTTATGACCGTACTAAGTGGTACTCAATGCCTGAATATTGCGCTGAAAGCTTTGATACAAGCCATTGTTCAAAAATGACCAATGGATTGGACAAAAACGACCAATGCAATGGTCAAGAATGTCCAATGGATTGTTCAAAAATGACCAATGCAATGGTCAAAAATGACCAACCTATACCAGATATAAACACAGATAGTAAACCAGATGTAAAAACAGATACTAATACGTCTGTTAATAGCGATAGCAGTTGGATTGAAGAAAGTTTTGAAGCGTTCTATGGGTCTTATCCAAACAAGAAAGGGAAAGGGCAAGCACAGAAAACTTGGAACAATGTATTTCTAGGTAAAGGTGATCATAAAAAACCATCAAACCCAGTTGAGCTTTTTGAAACGATTATGAACGCTGTCAAAGTACAGACACCAGTAATCCTTTTGTCAGAACCACAGTTTAGAAAACATCCTAGCACTTGGTTAAACGCACAAGCTTGGCTTGATGAGATAGAGCAGTCACAGCCAACAAACAATACTCAGGGGAACACTCATGCAAACAACCAGCCAGCTAACAACAAACCTCGCAGAGAAACTACAGAAGAATACAAACAGCGGATGCAGCGAGAGTTTAACGAAGAGTTTGGAATCGAAGTACAGCCCGACAGCAATACAGACTGCTACAGCTAAAGTCTTAAATCTTTTTGCAGAACTCAAAGAAGAGTATGGCGCCTTATTTGATAACAAAGAACATCGCTACACGCCAGCCAAGGCACGCGAATGGGCAGTAGAGCTGCTAGAGAGTGGTATCAACGGCGAACAGTACCAACGTGGACGCTGGCAAGCACTCAAGCAGCAGGATTATCCAGTAGAGCGAGCTTACAAGTTTATTCAGTTATGCAAACTGGGTGAGATTGATACATACCCCACAGCCAACGACGCTTTTACCATAGCTTGCCAAAATTGCGGCATGAAGGGTGACATAGAGCGCGACTGGAAGCATGAAGTGGTTTATGAGACAGCAAATAGGATTGGATGGGGAAAGCTGGCAAGTGCGACGGAGTATTTCTTCAAGACGTTTAAGCAGGTTTATGAGCAAGTAGTGAGTGAGCATAAGGCTGGCAAGACGTTTGTAGTACCGAAATCACATCGCTTAGCTAATGTTCACCAGCCGGTCGAAGTAGGTAGTGAGGCGGATAAGCGGATTAGTGAAAAATTGGCGGAGTTGCGGAGAATGAGCGCATGAGCAAACCAGACAGACACTTCATCGCCTTCGTCCACATCGATATGCCCTGGTGCAGCAGCCCGAAAGCATGGCAGCCAGTTTCTAACGAGATTGTCTTATTCGAGCAGCCGGACATGCCAGCGTATGACGATATTGTGAGCGCCGTTAAGCAGGCGTGTCCAGCAGCAGTTGGCGTCGTGCTGAATAATTTGCATGAGATCAGCCACACGGACTTTTTAAAGTTTATCAACGGTAGTAAGGATTGGGAGGTTGGAGCGTGAAGAAGGACCCATCCGACTACACCGCAGGCGAGCAGAAGTACCTAGCTCGCCAGCAAGCGGTCAAGGCTGGCAGGCCAAACGCCATGACGTACTTTAAAAACGTCGCAGTGACCAAGGCAGGCGATTTTGTCATAGGGCTGACGTACAACAGCAAGCTACAGCGTTATTCAGCGAGTGCGATTGAGATAGACGGGGTTCGTGATAACGGCAAGTTGTGTGAGTGGGATAGAGAAGGTGGTGCACTAGATGACGATTTGAGCGACTTAGTTCTTGGTTCGGTGCAAGTGGGTGTAAGAACAATCTAAAACAAACCTAGGGGTGAAATTTAGTGATTTTGATAGGGATAGACACAGGGGTGAGCACTGGTTTTGCGTGGAGCATCAACGGTAGGTTTCAAAGCATCGATACTGAATCGATTTTGAGCGCACAGGAGCGAGTATTAAGTATCGCTGGTGATGTTGGTCACGCTGGCATGAATGTGATTGTGTGTATTGAAGACGTGAGACTGCGCAAGTGGGTACAAAAAGGCGTTGGCAATGAGCGTATGCAAGGCGTCGGCTCAGTAAAGCGTGATTGTAGTATCTGGCAAGAGTTTTGTGAGCGCAACGGCATACCGCATATCTTTGTCGCGCCAAAAGCGATACAGACCAAGCTTAGCGAAAAAGACTTCAATATGATTACTAAGTGGCCATACCAAACGTCAGGGCACGCACGAGACGCAGCGATGATGATTGACAAGGTTTATCGATTGCTAAAGCGCAAGCATATCAACATACCAGCTAAGTTTGAGCCAAAAATTAAGAAACCGCGCAAGCCAGCGCTATACAAAGTTAAAAAGGAGAAGGCGTTGTGAGTGAGATTAAAGCAGGGCTTTGGCAAAACACGCTTGATGGTAGTTTTATCAAAGTTATCCGTATAAGTGAGTCTTTTGCTGCATACAACGAAGATGATTGTAAGTACAGATACACAATGAGCATAAACGAGCTTGTTAGCTGCTATAAACCGGTAGAGGCAGAGAGGCCGGCACCAGCGATTGACGACACATTCAACGATGACACGCCAGCGCAGACGTTTGGTGATATTCAGTGGGACGAAGGTACGCAGGATAGGACTGAGGAGGTTGTGGTTATACCATGTCCTAAATGCCAAAAAGCTGTGCCATACGATAAACACGGCGCTTTATTCCTCATTGGGAAACAGGCTGTTTGTTCTGACTGCTATGTTAATAATGATGGAGAAAGGTTTTACGCTGGCAAGAAGTACACAACTAGAATACCAAACCCATGGCGTAGAGATGAGGAGAAGGTGGAGGTTTCTAGCAAGATGCGCCTCATCGGTATCGCAGGACCAGCACGCGCAGGCAAGGACACACTCGCCAGCTACTTACTTGATAATTTAAGCGATGACTGGTCGCGCTCATCGTTCGCTGATCCGATTAAAAAAATGCTTGAAGTTATAGGTGTGGATTGTAGCGATGAGGCAAAGGCGGTGATTGATGATCGTTTTTGCTACACACCTCGCCATATGATGCAGATATTAGGCACTGAATGGGGTCGTGAGATGATCCACGGTAATATCTGGGTAGAGGCTTTTGCTCGCTTGAACGCTGGCGAGTGCGTGATTGTGCCTGATGTTCGTTTTGAGAATGAAGCTGAGTTGGTGCGGGAGCATGGCGTACTCATTCATCTGGTTGGACGCGGTGGTATCGAAGGCAATCACGTATCAGAGAACGCTATTGAGTTTAAGCCTGGTGATATCGTGATTGATAACTCGCGTGACTTGGCTTGGTTGCATGGTCAGGTTGATGGTAATGCGGTTTTGGGTGAGTTTGTGAGTGCTGAATAAATAAAAAGCACTCATGTTGGTCGCATGAGTGCTTTGGCTGGCAAGTAACAGAGCAATGTTATTCCCAAAATGATTATACATTACTTTGGGGATGACGTATGAGCGATACTATTGAAAAATCTGCGGTAACTGATTTATTAGAGGTGCAAGGCTGGCTGACGGGATGGGGAGACTTTTGTAATAATCGTGGCACTGTAGGTGGTCATCTGGGCTATCAATCGCCGTGTGCAATCATCATGCGTGATAATGTAGAGCAGCAGAGCGCAAGTATTCGTCCAGTGCTGTGGAATATGGACGATCAGGCGTACTACACGCTGATAGACCGCGAACTGGCTGGCATGAGGCAGTCGGGTGACAAGGAGCTTATGATGTGGGCAAGTTTGATACGACGTTATTACTTGTATGGTATGTCTTATACTCGCTTGAGTAAGTCGGTGGTCAGTAAGTATGAGTATGGCGAGGACACGAAGATACAGGCTCATGTGCGCAAGGTGCAGAGGCATTTAAGTAATGCTGAGCGTCATATTTATGAGGCTATTTTGGAGTTGGTGTGATGAGCAGGAACTATCAAGACTACATTGCTTTTAAACGTAAAATCGCAGAGATTGAGCGCCAACTTAACAATAGCGGCTATCAGACTGAAGATAATGAGCGTGAGTGCTGGCTAAGCACGACGCGATATAAGAAGCAAAGTCAAATGGCTTACTTTTTTATCATGGAAGAATCTATAGATCGCGTTGTTATAGAGATCAAGAGTTATTTAGAGTTGCATAATTCTGTATGTGTCACTCAATATACGCCCGCAAGCCACACCCGCCAGCAATTTAACCCCATGCAAACAAATATCAAGTGTAATCGCGTTAATTTACGTGACGCGCTTAAAATAGCTTGATTATTGGAACGACATGGGGTAACTTTGTGATATCGTGAACGGGTAGGTCGATGGATAAGAGGTTTTGTATTCGCAATCCGCCAGACCTTCCGCACTAAACATATTCTAAAAAGCTCATACCTTAATTGGTGTGGGCTTTTTTTGTGGGTGATTTTATGGCTATTCAGAAGATCAACTTAACAGTACCGGGCGGTGACACGCCTCGAAGTGCTAATACAAAGATTAATGCTAACTTTAGCGACCAGGCTAATGCAGCAAGTCGATTGCTTGGGTCATCAAGGGGGCAAGTGCCTTTAGCTGAAGAAGTATCAGTAGCTATAGGAATACGTCCTAAATTGAAAGTAACCACAGATATAGATAGTTTGAGTGGTGGTATACACAATATAGATACAGGTTCGACAGAAAATTTACTAACATGGGGAGATAGGTATTCACACCTATTCCATTATGAAACCATTGCGGCTGGTTGCGACTTGCAAATAGCGTACCCCACTATCGCCGCATATCCCAAATCGCCGCGCTACAGAATACGACTATCAGGAGTATGGCAACCTTGGAACATCTTTTACAATACAGGTAACACAACAAAAGATAGCAATGGTTTTATCAAAGCCGCAAGCCCCATCGTCAAAGTCTTTGCAGACAAAGCAGAGTTTAATGGCGAAGCGGAAGACCAAAATGTAGCGTACAAAAAGAATGGGGTTGGCGACTATACAGTCACAACCGTAAGCGGATTATCTACTGATGGCTGGTACATTGAGCTACCAAAAGACATGAATGGCAATCCTAAAGTCGCGGTCACATTACAAGAAACAAACGGCGTGATTAGTCTAAAAAGCTACAAGCGTATCTTTAGCATGGAAACATTCACTTTTGAGCCTGACTTGGATAGTCCGCTTGATATTCCAGATGGTCGTTGGATTGATTTGCGTCTAAATGAGATTCCGGCAGAAGAAGTAAACCCATAACCCTTTTGACTCATAAGTATCTGTTTGCTGTGAGTCTTTTTTACATGCGAGGTAAGCCAGAGAGGTGCAAGCATGGCAGATAATATTTGCGGTGCTAAGACACGAGCTGGCAAGCCTTGTAGAAAATCGCCCGTCGAGGGTAAGAAGCGTTGCCGATTGCATGGTGGGCTGTCAACTGGACCCAGTAAGGGCAGTAGAAATAATCTAAAGCATGGCATCTACAGTCGTATCTTTGATGACAGTCAGATAGACGATGCGATAGCAATGCAGGGCACAGTAAGCCGCGAGCTTGCAATCGCACGCATACAGCTGGCTAATTGCTTGGCTTATCGCAAAGCGCAGGGTGACACGCCAGCGCTGGACGAGATTAAAGACGAGACGCTGGCTGACGAAGAAGATGAAGATGTCGTTAAGAAAGCTCGCGCTAAAGATGCAGCTAGGTGTGGTGAATATTATGATCCCAATGAAGATGATTATGGCGGGCAAGAGTCAGAGCCGCTAAAACGCACAAGAGTTTATCGCACACGCGACTGGGCAAACGAAGAAGCCCGGCTGATTAACTTGATTGCTAAGCTTGAGATGCAGCTAATCAAACAAAGCATAGCGACGCTTGAGCTTGAGCAGCGCAAAAAACTGATGGAGGCAGCAGAACGTAGAGAGTCTGGCAGCGGCAGAAACGTAGAGGACATGACAGATGAGCAGCTTAACGCCTACTTGGAGCAGCTACTCAAGTCTTAGCGAACTTGCCAGCAGATTACCAGATTTAAAGAAGCTCACTGCTAAGCAAAAAATTGCGCTCATTAATATCATCAAAGAGATCAAGAAGCGCAAGAAGTACAAGCTCAACGAGTTATTCCCCAATGAAGGGCCATTTGCCAGACATGGTTATACCAAGCACCTATCGTTCTTCAGTGATGGCGCGTTCTACGGCTCGCGCTTATTCATGGCGGGTAACCGTGTCGGCAAGACGATTGCGGGCACGTATGAAGATACGTTGCACGCAACTGGCCTTTATCCTGAATGGTGGGAAGGCAAGCGCTTTGACCATCCAACGAAGGGTTGGATTGCTGGCAAGACGAACGAGACTACACGCGACATTCTGCAAGTCGAATTGTTTGGCAACGTCGTCTTTAAAGATGGTGGCAAGAAAAAGACCATAGACGGCACTGGCATTATTCCAATCCACTTGATTGACCAAAAATCAATCAGATGGAAGTCTGGCGTTGCTGACTTGATCGATACAGTCAAGGTCAAACATGCCAGCGGTGGCTGGTCGTACATTGGTTTGAAGTCATACCAACAAGGGCGAGGAAGTTTTGAAGGTACGGCGATGCACTACATCCATCTGGATGAGGAACCGCCAGAAGAAGTTTATACCGAGTGTTTGACGCGGACAGCAACGACACGCGGCTTGATTTATATCACGTTTACGCCGCTGATGGGCGTAACGCCGATGGTCAAGAACTTCATTGAGAAAGCCGATGAGGGAATTACCAGTGTTACACGCGCTACTTGGAACGACGCGCCGCATTTAACAGACGATGACAAGGCAAACTACTTAGCGCTATTTCCGAAACACGAGCACAAAGCGCGTATGGAGGGCATACCGTATGCAGGCAGTGGTCTTATCTATCCGATTGACGAAGATGAAATCATCGTTGAACGTTTCGATATACCGGCGCACTGGCCGCAAATCAAAGGTATGGACTTTGGATGGGACCATCCAACGACGTGCGTTACGCTGGCATGGGATAGAGACAACGACATTGTTTATGTCACGGACGAATATGCAGCACGTGAGCGCACACCACGCGAGCACGCGCCACACTTTAACGATAACGGATCATGGCAGCCAGTCGCATGGCCGCATGATGGTTATCAGCATGACAAAGGCAGCGGCTTAACACTCGCTGAGCAGTACCGAGACGAAGGCGTCAACATGTTGGATGAAAATGCCACGCATGATGATGGTAGTAATGGCGTCGAGGCTGGCTTGATGGAAATACTACAGCGCATGGAGACTGGCAGATTGCTGGTGTTCAGTGATTGTACCGAGTGGCAGGACGAACGCCGCACCTATCATCGAGACAAAGGCAAGATCAAGAAGCTATACGATGACTTGATGGATGCCACACGCTACGGCGTGATGATGTTAAGACATGCGAAGGTCAAGCCGCGAGCAGGACGCAATCGAGTTAATAATAATACGACGGTTTTATAAAGGATAAAGATATGTCAGAGCTACCGAACAGTGTTACCAAAGAAAGCTTGGAAGATTTAATTGCTAAAAGCGAAGTCGTTTATACAAACCCAGTTGGTACATTAACGCATTGCGTAATCACGTTACCTTGTGGATATGGCGTCACTGGCGAGTCTGCTTGCGTTGATCCAGCTAAGTACGATAAAGCTATTGGCGAAAAGTATGCGCTGGAACAAGCCGTGGATAAACTATGGCCGCTTGAAGGTTACTTGCTAGCCAATGATCGTTATCGTGCTGAACAAAAACGCACTGACAAATATGCTGGCGAGTTCGTACCATGCACAGCACCGAAAGACCCAGACCACGTATTGACTGGCGATGAGATCAAACGACTGGCTGAAACTGGCTCATTGTGCGATTGCCAATACTTTGAGATTGACGGTACTGAGCACCCAATCGAAAAAGGCGATGAGTTTGATTTTGGTACAGCTACTCACTTGATGAAGCTTGGTAATCGCGTACAACGCGCTGGCTGGAACGGCAAAGGCATGTTTGTTTATTACGTGCCAGCGGCCAGTTATCCGGCAGATCGTAATAGCAAGTCAACTATGGCTGGCGAGTTTGCCGATGATATGGTGCCTTATCGTGAATACTTGGCGCTAAAGACCGCGCAAAACGATGTGTCAACATGGGCACCGAGTGTATCAGATGCACTTGCTGAAGATTGGCAGTTGGCATAAGTTAGAAATGCTATGATTAACATATAAGTTAATCAAAAGGATAATACTATGTCATACCAAGAAACAATGGATAGAGTATTTAGCGATATGATTGCTACTAGCAGAGGTGGCGTCGTGGTAAGCATACCTAATCGTGCTGGCAAGTCTACGATACATAGACAAATGCAGCATGTAGATAAAGCGCCAAAAAAGAATGATGATTTTCAAATAATAGTGGATGAATGGCGAGACACACCTCAAGACTGGCGAGAATGGGATTGTATAAAGCGGTACACTCGCAAGGAGATTGAAGATATGTTGACACCTAACCCTATTGAATTGCCGAAAGGCGACGCATAACAATACAACCAAACACCAAAGCCACCTCATCGAAGGTGGCTTTTTTGTGGGAAGAATAAGCATGACGCATTACCAGATACCCAATAGCGTACTGTTTGGCAGAGCGCAAGGTAAGAATGTTAGCAAAGCGCTGAGCGATTACAGCTTAGAGGCGCTGCAAAAGCGTGCGAACAATGGTAATGCGGACGCTAAACGATTGATTAAGCAATTAAAGGATAAGCAATGTCACTAACCATACGATACGGCGTGCCAGCACCAGCAGCAGTTAAAAAAGGCTATGGCTTGCAAGCGTTTATCTCAAACGTATTCTTTGAGGCGGACGAAGGCGCAACCGCCAATGATGCGGCATTGATACTTTGTCGTCGTGCGTTTGGCATTGGCAAGTCTTATATCGCTGTGCGCCGCAATCAAGCGTACCAACTGCGCGACAAGGACGGCAAGTTCTTAGCAGATACCGCAGAGGACTGTGCTCAATACTTGTGGAATGGTCATGCAGCAGAGCGTGAGAAGCATATCGTCATGGATTGCTTACTAGAAAACATCGATCAGCTGGTCATGCACAAACCTGAAGGCGAAGATTTAAACCGCAAGGCGCTAGACAAATATTTTGAAGGTGAAGAAACCTTTACCACCGGACTAATGGATATTGCCAACTCATGAGTAATCAAGCGACACACGGACTAGATGACGACTTTAAACTAACAAAGGACGGCAAGTTTCTTGTGTGGGCGCATGATATGTATGAGTACGAGCGCGAAGCACAGGCAGAAGGTCGAGCACTGCGGGCACGCGATGAGCGCTTCTATGACGGGCACCAATTCAGCGATGAAGAAAAGCAAGTCTATGCTGAGCGCAATCAAAAGCCGCGTACCTATAACGAGATCAAGCCAGCGGTCGACTGGATTATCGGCAGTGAACGCCGAGCCCGTAGTGACTGGAATGTGCTACCGCGTACCGCTGATGATGTCGAGCCAGCCCAGTTAAAGACCAAACTCATTAAGTATGTTGATGATATCAACAAAGCTAAGTGGCAGCGCAGTACCGCATTTGAGGATTGCGTCAAGACTGGTGAGGGCTGGACCCGTATCAGCGTAGAGCCAAACGAAGATGGCGAGCTGATGATCCAGCTTAACTATGAGAACTGGCAAAACATTTTGATTGACGGGCAGTCGGTCAAAGCTGACTTATCAGACAACCGCTACTTGTGGGCCACAAAGATTATTGATATTGAGACGCTTGAGCAGTGGTTCCCGAAAAAGAAAGAAGAGATTGAAGCGGACGCTGGCGAGTACCAAGAGCTTGATGATGACTTGATGTTTGACCAAGTAGGCGATGACGGCAATAATTTATATAACAACTCACGTCGTACAAGCAGTGGGTGCAGTGACGCCAACATCAATGTGGTGCGCTCAGGTTCAATGAGCATCATGGGTGGTCACTACTCATCAACGCGCCGCGCTGTGCGCGTGTGGGAGATGTGGTATCGCAAAACCGAACGAGTTGAGCTATTGGCTAACGCTGGCGGATTGACTGGTCAGATATTCAATAGCAAAAATGAGAAGCATGTACTGGCACTAGAAGAAGGCGCTAAGAAGCGCGAGACAGTGCGTGAGCAGATGTATATGGCTATCTATACCGCCACCACCGTTTTGTACCATGGCAAGTCTATCTATAAGCATAACCGCTATCCATTCGTGCGCCGCTTAGCATTCATCGATAAAACCACTAAGTCACCCTATGGCGTCGTTCGCCAGATTGTTGATCCGCAGTCGGACTTAAACCAACGTAAGAACCAAGCACTATTTATGATGGCAACCCGTCAAGTGGTTGCAGATGAAGGTGCGGTCGAAGATAAAGATGATGCTATCAAGCAAGTCGCCAAGGTTAATGGCTATATCGAAGTTAAAAAAGGCGCACGCTTTGAGATTCGCGACAATCAATCGCTGGCAGGACCGCATGTACAGTTCGCTGAAATGGACAGTGCCTATCTAAAGCAGATAAGCGGCGTGACCAGCGAAAACCGCGGTATGGGCAACAGCGCCCTATCAGGTATCGCTATTCAGTCTTTGCAAGAGCAAGGCACCGTTATTACCACACCTATCATCGACAATCACCAGCTGGCGCACCAGTTAGAGGGTGAGCTTGTGCTGTCACTGTGCGAGCAGTACATCAATCGCAAGATGCAGTTTCGCGTAACCAGTGACATTAAGAACCCTGGTGAAAAAGATTTTGTGGTATTGAACGAGACGCCAGAGACAGACATTACCGCGACGCAAGCAGACTTTGTAATATCCGAGCGTGACTACAGACAAACCATGCGTCAAGCCCTGTCTGAGCAGTTAATGAACGTATCAGCACAGATAACACAAGCAACAGGTGATCCAGCAATAGCTATTGGCTTTATTGAAATGGCAATTGACTTACAAGACCTGCCAAACAAAGAGCGCCTATCTAGCAAGCTGCGTGAGATTTCAGGACTACCACCGATTGATGAGAATGAAGATGACAAACAAGCGCGTGAAGAGGGTGAAAAAGAAGAGCAAGCGAAGCAGCAAGCAATGCAAGAAGCGCTACAAGAGCTTGAAATGGCGAAGCAGAAGTCAGCAATCAACCTTGATAACTCGCGTGCGAACCAATACAACCGCGAAGGCGAGCGCGAGAAAGCCAATGCTCGACGTGCGCAAGCTGAAGCGCTGGTTAAGTACCTTGAAGCCGCTGGAATTGTGGTTGATAACGCTGACCTTAGCAATATTGCTGACGACCTTATCAGTAATATGGACAACATAATGAACGGTACACAGCCAACACAGCCGGGCGCCGAACAGTTGGAAGCGCAAGGTCAGCCAGTTGAGCAAGCACCAGTACCGATGCAGACCGACCTGCCAGCACAGCCGCAGCAACCAGAGTCGCCAACACAAGAGCAACCGGTTATGCCGGAAGATGAAGTGCCAGCTGGCGAGGACGAACAACCACCAATGTCACCAGAAGAAGCTGCCATGATGGAACAAGTAATGGGGCAGGACATGCCACCGAGTGAGGGCGTGTAATGACTACGAGCTTAGATATAAAGATACATGATGATAAAAAATGCAAGTGGCAAAGCTTTACGGCTAGTGTTGATCTAAAGCTACCGCATTTATTTAACTCAGAAATAGAAGCTTATGGTGCTAATGAAAAGGAAGCTGTAGACAACCTTATTGTAATGTTAAGCGCATTGGCAAAAGATATTAATGAAAAACACAAGTTACTAACCATCCATAAGGATAATCACGATGCCAGATGATATGAATGACGACTTTGAAGTCGACACCAGTGAATTAGAAAACTTGCCAGCCGACGCGGTAGAAGATACTGACGACGCAACTGATGATGACTTTGATTTTGCTGGATTGACCGATGAAGAAATTGAGGCCATCAATGCCGAAGAATCCGATGAGACAACACTTGATGATGACGAATCCGATGAAACCGATAGTGATGATGATGGCGCTGCTGACGATATCGATACTGCCGAAGATGACGCCGACAATGCAGATGAAGCTAGTAGCGCTGATGCTGATAATGATAGTACTGATGACGACTACCAGCAAGAAGCCGCAACGGTAGCGGACAAGCGAGCTGCTATTGATTCAGAATTTGACGCTAAGCACGCAGAGCTTGCAGAGCTTGGCGAAAAGTACGACAGCGGCGATATCTTAGACGGCGCATACAATGCAGCAAAGGTTCGCATTGAGCGTGATTTAAAACGCATTGAGGCGCGTGAAGCGGACTTGATTACAAAAGAAGATGCGATTGCAGAGCGTGAGACCAGTAAGCAAGAGCAGTTTCAAAATGACTTTGCTGTAGCAGCCAATGAGTTCATGGCGCGGACTGAAAACACTATCTTTGTAGAGGGCAGCCCAGAGTTTGCCGCATTGGACAATCAGCTAGGTATGGTCGCTCAAAGTATGCCGCCGGGCACGCCGTTTGATGTATTGCTTGATAAAGCTCGCGCCGCTGTATCGTCTTACATGACACTGCCAGAAGTCGTCAAGACTGATAGCAAGCCGGCAGAAAAAGCAGTCAAGCAAGATCCTGAGACCATGCCAAGTATTTCAAACATGCCGGCAGTTGTGCCAAACACTAATGATGGCAATAAGTTTGCACACTTGGATAAACTTGATGGCCCAGCATTAGAGCGTGCTATCTCAGATATGAGCGACGTACAACAAGCTGAATACTTAAACCAATAGGTTAGTAATTATTTATGAAAAAAATACGCTATCGAGACTGTAGCATAGGCGACGTTATTGAAGTCACTGGCGCTTGCACGATCACTGTGGAAAACAAGAGTGGTCGAGCGCCAAGGATTAAAATAACCACAAGCCTTGATAGCGACGTGAGTTTTTTAAAGGGTGAGCAAGCGCATACGTGCTGTGATACCAAAACTAGTCTGACAACAGGAGACCAGTATCATGGCACAGACTAAGATCAACGATAGACAAGCTGTTAAGAAATGGGCGGGCGCGTTATTCGGTTCAGCTTTCGTAAAATCTTTTTACGGCAGCAAGCTGATGGCTTCTACTAAATTGGAAGGTAAATCCGGTCAAATGGCGAACGCGCCAATCGGTGTTATCAATGATTTAGAAAGCGGCGCAGGTGACAACGTATCGTTCGATATGTTTGTTCAGCTCAAAGGTCGCGGTACTTATGGCGATGACGTTCTTGAAGGTAACGAAGAAGATTTAACGGCGTTCACGGACGAAGTTAAAATCAACCAAGTTCGTCATGGTGTGACGCCTGGTGGCAAGATGAACCAGAAGCGCACTATCAATGACTTGCGTTCAATTGCAAAAGTTAAGCTTGAACGCTGGCACGCTAACCATTTTGATGATGTCGTGATGACAACATTGGGCGGTGGCCGTGGTCATGCGAAAGACCTGTATATCCCGTTAGGTGCAACAGCGCCTATTCGCGGCACAATGGATTATCAACAGTACGATGCAGATAGTATTGTTTATGGCGGTTCAGCCACGTCTAAAGCCAGTATGACAACTGCTGATACTATGTCGCTAGATATCATCGACGAGCTTATCCTAAAAGCAAAGCGCGGTGGTAAAGCAGACGGTGAGTTCCGCATGGAGCCGTTAGAAGAGTCGGCAGAAGAGTATTACATGCTGACACTATCACCTGAGCAGATTCACGACTTGCGTAAAGATACTGGCGTTGGTGGCTGGCTTGATATCCAAAAAGCGGCTGCCGCTGCCAATGGGTATCAGAACCATATCTTTAAAGGCAGTGCAGGCGAGTACAACAAGACTCACATTAAAGAAGTGAATAGTGTTGTGACCTATAACGACTTTGGTGCAGGCGGCAACGTCAAGGCGCACACTGGCGTATTCATGGGGCGTCAGGCTGCTGTGGTTGCGTTCGGTTCAGCGAGCGACAAGAACATGCGCGCTAACTGGGAAGAGACCGAAAAAGATTATGGCAATCAGGTCGGTATTTCTGCTGGTATGGTCTACGGTACTAAGTTACCAGCATTCGATGGCAAGGTCGTCAACTCAATGGCAACATACACCGCGGTGAGCAAGTCACGCACCTAATTTAAGCGCTTAACTTAAAAGCAAGTTGGTCATGCCAGCTTGCTTTTTTATTACCCAATTTTTACACAGTATCTTTATAAAAGGATAAAAGATGATGGCTAAGTTCCAGACTGAGCGCTATTTGCACAACACGCAAATTCAAAGCTCAATGATCAGTGGTGTGATTAACGCACCAACCATTACCCATAAGTTTGCTGCGGCAACAACCGTTGCTATTGGTGACTTTTTACTTATCGCTAAGCTGCCTGAGCGTGCGGTTATCTCGCATATCGAAGTGGTATGTAGTGCACTTGGTGGCACCTTGACCGCTGACGTTGGTGTGATGGACGCTGGCGAGACGGCAATCACCGCTAAGTTCTTAACCGCGGCCAGCCTTGCTGCTGCTAAGTGGTTTAAAGTTGGCGATAACGTCATTGACGGACGCCTTGCACCAGTGCGAGATATCCCAGCGACTATCGCTATTGAGTTTAAAGCCGCTGGCACGATTCCAAAGGATGCGGTTATTTCTGTCACGCCGCATTACCGTCATGCCAATAACGACGAATAAGCTGTCTATTAGTTAAGTGGTAAAGCTCATGGCGTTGGTCGCTGTGAGTTTTCTTTATTCACACTCTATCTATAAAGGAGTCATTCAAATGGCTGACGATAAAAACAAAGACGCTCCTGAAAGTGTCGACCAACAGACCACACCCATTCAGTGCATCTTGCGCCGCAAAGGTGGCACTAAGGTGACGTTTGGCAATAACCGAGCGACACAAATTCTTTATCATTTTCAGCCGATTGATGCTGATGATGACAGCTCTCCGCATGTTTGCAATGTTGACAACGAAGAACATGCAGATCAACTGCTATCTATCCGCGAAGCATATCGTTTATATCGTGGCGGCGCTGGCGTGATTGATAAGATTGAAGTGACTATGGGTGCAGACGATGATGAGAACGCGTTTGTAAATCGCTTCGATGACATCCTGTCCATGGACTTTGAAACGGCAGAAAACAACATGGTGGCAGACTGGGCGAAAGAAGTGCTAGAGCTCACTCCATCGCATAGTGCGAAGATCCGTGAGAAAGCCGCAATGCTTAATGTTGACGTCAAGAAAGGCGACAATATGAATGAGCTACTGCGCAAAATCGGTCAAGCAATGCAAGAAGAAGAGCGCGCTGCGAGCGAGCAAGCCAGCAAAGATAAGTAGGTCACTACTTTATATAACTTAGATTAGGACGATACCGCTATGTTTAGCAGTCAAGATTTATTAAATGGCGTGCGCATGACGCAGCTAAATGACCCTGAAGCAATTACGTGGTCAGACTCGGCACTTATTATCGCGCTCAATCAAGCATTACTTATGCTGGCTTTGGTGCGTCCTGATGCCACATCAAAGATCGCAGAGATTGATTTAGCTAAAGGCTCGCGGCAATTTATTCCCGCCGATGGTGAGCGTTTACTTCGTGTGGTGAGAAATATCACAGAGCTGGGCGAAACTGGGCGAGCAGTACGTCTGGTACAGCAAGAGGATATGGATAGCATGTCCCCTGATTGGCACAACGCAACTGGCACAATCGTCAAGGAGTATATGTTTGATGCACGTTCACCCAAGCATTTCTATATTTACCCAACCGTACCAGCCGGTAGTAAAGTTGAGATTGAGTACAGTAGCTATGCAGATAACGTGACCGAACTTAACGTCGGTGATGCCTTGCCGGTATCAGCGGTTTTTGCGCAGCCGGTGCAAGAGCTAATGCTTTATAAATTGCTATCTGGTGACGCCTCAAACGGTACAAGCGGTAACGATCACTTGCGCGTCGCAATGGAGCTATTGGGCGTGAAAGACGTGCAAGATGAGCGCGTATCATCGGCAAGACGAACTTCTATTTAATAGGTGATGTATGGCACAGCTTGATGATTTTGTAGATGGGATTAGCATCCATCTGGGTAATACTGACGCAAGCAATGTGCCGCGCATTGCTGTGGTATTTGCCGCAAGGCAGGCGTTAAAAAAGTTTTGCGATGAAAGCTTTGCTTATATTGTCAATGCTTTTGACCCGCTTATTGAAATCAATAGGCCATTAACCGATTCAGACTTGGCACTAACACGGCTGGATAAGCGCTGTGAGCTTAGCTTGCCAGCAAACACCCATATCATCAAGGTATGGCGTTTGACGGACAACCACTGCGAGCATGATAGTTGGCTGGCAAGTGCTCGCTATGGCTATCCCAACATCATCACCTTAGATGACAAGCGGCGCCATACCGATAACGTCGTCGTATCTCTATCCGTCAGTCAAACAACTGAGGAATGCCCGGACTATCTTTTCAATCATTACTATGATGGCTTGCTGTCCGGCACCATTGCTTACTTGCAGATGATGCCGAACCGCGAATGGGCAGTGCCAAACTTGGCGCAAGACCACTATGCGCTATTTGAAAGAGCTATCCAAAAGGCTAAGAGCGATATAAGCAAGGGCTTCCTAAAAGATAGACCGATGACCGAGATACCAGCCAGCTTTGGCTAGAGAACAATTCAATACAACCGCATATGTGGCTGTCTTTTTTCACACAAAAAAGGAGCGACTATGCTCAGATTAAAACACGGTATTTATATTAAGCAGCGAGTGCTATGGCTATTTGCCATCATACTTACGCTTATGACTGGGGCGATGGCAGCCGAGCCAACATACATAACCGCCCAGACAGTTATAGTGGTCAACAAGTACGGTATGGGCGCGCCCTTTCTTTTGAGCTGGGTGCCCGTCTGGATATTTGCACTGGTGGGCGGTATTGGCGCCAACTTTATTAAGATACCTGAAATCGATAAACACTTTCGCTACCTAATGCTAGCCAAGCCATTCTTAGGTTTGTTTGGCGGTATCGCTTTATGCTTGCTTGTGTCTGATGGTAGTGAGCCGCCACAAGTTGCATTGACCGCCTACGGGTTTGGCGCAGCGTTATTATCAGCACCGATACTGCAAGCGGTAATAGCAGTCGTAACCATTCCTAAAAACCAAGCTGGGCTATTTAATAGCCTAAATCCATTTAAATTTAAGATCGTGGTGGCAGGCGATAAGGATATTAAAGATGGCAGCAATGACAGTTAGTTCTATGTTGTGTGTAGTTGGTGCACTGTACGGTATATACGTTCTGATTAATCACCTAAAAGCTATTCGTCAGGACGTGGCAACGCAGATGAAATACGCGTTCCCTATAATCTGCGGCACGCTGGCATGGACCAGTGCGGCCTATACTTTCTATTCGATGGGGATTACCAGTCATATCGATGCGCCTCGTGTGCTCATGCTGATAAGCTGGTGTGTGCTGGCAGGCCAGTACCGACAAAAATACTTATCGTGCGGTAAGCGCAAGCGCACAAAACCACAAACAACGCCTCGTTAATACGGGGCTTTTTTACGGCTGGAGAAAAGTTATGAGTTACGACGATAGGATAGATGACGCCGTAAGACGGTTGCAGCGCGAGTTAAAACTTGCGCCAAAACATATCGATGGTGCATGGGGCGGAACATCGCAAAAGGCGTTACAAGCCAGCGGTAAAAAGCTTGACTACAACTGGGGTGTATTGCGTGACCACTTTGGAAGATTCACCCAAGCACAGGTTGACGGCTTCAATACGCTGATTGCCGCAATCAATAAGCGCGGCACTGACGCCCTAAACCCATTGTATGCCGCCTACACACTAGCTACCACGTGGCATGAAACCGCCGCCAAAATGGAAGCTATCAACGAATACGGCAAGGGCAGTACCCGCAAGTACGGTAAATGGTATAAGAATAGCAAGGGCGTGGTTTACGGCCATGCCAATCACCGAGGCGACGTTTACCTTAAGTCACAATATCCTCATTTATTTTGGGGCAGGGGTTATCCACAGCTAACGTGGCTTGATAACTATAAGAAAATGGGTGAGCTGCTAGGCTTGGATTTAGCCAACAATCCCGAGTTGGCACTGGTGCCAGCCAACAGTGCCGCCATTATGATTGAGGGTATGCTCCTGGGTTCATTCACAGGCTTATCATTATCTAAGTGTATGCGCTACGGCTCTTATGGTGAGTTTGTTTACAGCCGCCGTATCATCAATGGTACAGACCGCGATAGCCTTGTCGCACGCTATGCCGTTCAATTCTTAGAGTGCTTAACCATAGTGGACGCCTGATATGCACATACGGATTAATGATTTTGCTGGCACGTTCCCGCGCTTGCACCCAACAAAATTACCGGAACACGCGGCGCAGTCGTGTCAAAACGTCATGGTCGAGCACGACATACTATCGCCAAGCAATCAGGCGGTGCAGTCGTTCCCATCAAACGAGGTAGGGCTTGAGAAGTTTGTGAGCGCTACCTTTTTTCAGTATGGCGGGCAGACGTATAAAAAATTTAGTAATGAGCAGGTATCGTTCGCCTTTTCACCCGTCCATGAGTCGTACAAGCTTTACTGGACTGGCGAGGGTGCGGTTAATAAGCCGTTAAGATTTAACGTGTGGGAAACCAATTTGTCGGGCAGCCTGGTATCAGATAGGTTTGATTATATCGCTGGTATGCCGCCAATAGACCCTATCAATATTAGCGTGACCGCAGTTATTAAAGGGCCGCCATTGCCGCCACCAGAGCCAGCCGAAGATGGCACGCCAGCACCGACGCCAGCGCCAGTGATACCAGAGGGCACAAAAGTTACTGGCGATGAGCTTGCTAAGATCATGAGCACGCAATTATTTAGAAATATATTTTCCAAGGTGATAGAGCAGGTAAAGGCCGCCAACGAAAACAAGAAAGAACCTGAACTTGACGACGCTGTTACCGAGGCGGTCAGCAGTCCACCAGTGAATAAAGAGGCTCGCGTCTATGCCTTTACTTATGTCAATCGCTTTGGTGATGAATCCGTACCCAGCGTGAAAGAGGAGCTTATCTTTACCGAGCTTGGTGATAAGCCAGTACTTACCATTACCTATGCCGCTGGCGAGCGTGAAAACTTGGTCCAAAACTACGGGGTGAATAAAATAAGGCTGTACCGTTCCGTCACCAATTCGCTAGGCGTCGCGCAATTTTTGTTTATTAAAGAAGTAAGTTTGTCGATGACCGGCAGCGCAATAGAGATTACCGACGATGTGCCGCAAGGTTCATTAATGATAGGTGAGCCATTGGCAACGATTAACTATGATCCGCCGCGTGTCGGCATGAGAGGGTTGGGCGTTACCGATTCAGGCGTCGGCTATGCGTATGTTGATAAGACGATATGCTTATCTGAACCGTATATTCTGTACGCATGGCCGAGATACTACGAGATGAGCACGCAGCATACCATCATGGGTATGGGGCATTACGACAATACTATTGTGGTCGCTACGACTGGCAATCCGGTGCTTATCACTGGTGATGCGCCTGAAAGTATGGGCGCACTTAGCTTGCCACTGTATGAAGGCTGTGTGTCGTCACGTAGCATGGTTAATTTAAATCACGGCTGTATGTATGCCAGCGAAAACGGCCTAGTGCTGGTGACAGGCAATAGCGCCAAACTGCTAACCGAGACATTATTTGCAACAGATGACTGGCAAAAGATAAAGCCATCAAGCATACATGCCAGCAGCTATAAAAACGGCTATCTATTCTTTTGGGATAATGGCAGCGCAAAGGGCAGTGGTTATATTGATCTTAATAATCCCGCCAAAGGGGTGATGTGGTTTGATGATTATGCGCTTAATACCTTTTTAGACAAGGGCGTTGTGCAGATGATAACCCGGCAAACGGATTATCTGAACACCACGCTATCCGTCTATAAAGCCTTTAACCCTGAATATGGTCAGGACAAAACCAAGAAGGTTTATAAGTGGCGCTCAAAGACATTCAAGATAGACACGCCAAGACGTATGCTTGCCGCGCAAGTTATCGCAGACACCTATGAGGCTGGCACGATAACCTTCCGCGTCTATGCGGATGGGGCGCTACTACATGAGACACTGGTGAGTAGTGAACGAGCTTTTAGAATAAAAAACCACAGCGCCCGCCGCGACTTCTCAGTAGAGGTGCAATCAAGCACACCTATTCGTGAGATTGTGCTTGGCGAGACGATGCGCGATTTAATTGTATAGGTGACACCATGACAGTAAAAATTCGTTTGCCAAACATACCGCGCAGCGCAGACCGTGACACAATGGTGTTTTTCAAAGGCTTGAAGGTTGCACTTGAGACACTTGCCAGCAGTGACGCGGATAGCAATATCAGCGCTAAGACCAGACAGTATATTCAGCAGCTTAATAAAAAAAGCAATCAAGAGCTTGTAGATGTTTTAGGAGATTCATTAGGGGTTGGCAATCTGCTTGATATCCTAAATGGCAGTATAACCAATTCGCAGTTGCATAAAGATTTAAGCACACGCATAGAAAAGATAACATCTAATGAAAACGCGATTAGCCAAGAGCGCTTGGAGCGTGTGGCTGATGTGTTGGCCGCTAACGAGGCGCTTATACAAGAGCGCCGCGACAGGGTGCAAGCGATCACAGATAGCTCAAATCTATTACAGCAAGATATCGATGCAGAAGTTTCGGCTCGAGTAAACGCGATAAGCGATACCAGAGATCAAGTATTAGCTGAGCGCAACGAGCGTGTGGCTGACCTATTGCTTGTTAATGGCAAGATAACCCAAGAAGCAGAAGATAGACTTCAAGCCATTGCTGCAACCAACACTGCATTAGAGGGTGAGACGCGAGATCGTATTGCCGCCATACTTGCCGCTAATACCGCTATAGATTCTGAGCGCGAAGCACGTATAGCAAGCGTTCTGGAAAATAGCAACGCCATCGCAACAGAGGCACAGGAACGAGCTGACGCTATTCTTGCGACCAACCAAGCGGTGACTGACGAGCGCCGTGACCGTATCGAAGAAGTCAAAAACAAGGCGTCCGAATTACAGAGCAAAATTGACGCAGAAGGTGCAGAGCGATTACGTCTTGATAACTTGTTAGCACAGGACATTGTAAATGAAACAACGCAGCGTCAAAATGAAACGGGCGTCTTGACCGAACAGTTTAACGGCGTTTATGCTCAAGTCAATCCGAGAATGGCTGGTGACGTTAATGGCTGGGCGGGTGATAATGATTATTTTGCAGGGGTTTGGTCCTTGCAATCAGCACGTATTGAAGATGGACTTGCGACAGCAAAGAATTTTGATGTGGTAAAAGCAAGCATTGATAGTAATACTGCCACTATTAGCCAAGTGAATACAGCGCTAGTAACCAAAACAGAGGTGGTCGCGAATCAAATTGACATGCTATCTGCGCAAATGGTTGGTGGGTATAAAGGTAGTGACTTAAACCAAGTAACGTCAGGGCTTATTTTCCAAGAGCGAACCGCTAGAGCTACCGAGTTTGAGGGATTGGCAGAGCAAGTAAGCTTGCTATCGGCTGGCGTGGGTGAGCAGTTTGACCCATTTGAGATATGGCACTTTAACGAGGATAAGGATGGTTGGACTGGTGGCACGTATAACAACGGATTCATCGACGTTAGTAACGACACGCTAACAAGCCCAGCGATTGATATCAACGGTTCTATGTATCGCCATATAAAGATGCGTATCAAGAAAGTTGGCAACCCTACATGGTCCGCAAAGATTATGTATGGCGCTATTGAGCAAACAGAGAAAGAACCAGACTTTGACCTTGACGGTATTGCAACCATATCTATTCGTATGCAGTGGACCGGTACAGTAACAGGCCTTACTTTACGGTTAAGTGATATCGCGAGCACCACTAATTACTATTCTATCGACTGGATAGCAGTCGGCAGACCGTCACCTGGCGCTAGTAGTGCAGCCTTACTTAATGAGCAGCGTGCAAGATCAGAGAAAGACGAAGCGCTTGCGCAATCAATAACCACGCTTGATAGTAAAGTGAATACTGAAACCAGTAATCTATCGTCAACCATCACGCAGGGCTTAACCACTTTAACCACAGCCACAGAAACCAACGCCACTAATATATCAGGACTTAGCTCGCGCATAGATGGTGAGCTTGGTGATATAACAGCAGTCATCGATGGTAATTATCAGACTCAGGCGACAGAAAACGCAGCCACCGCCGTTAAGTTAGATAGCGTCATAGCTAAGGCCGGTGCGAATTCAGCAGCGATCACAAGCGAAGCCAGCGCAAGAGTCTCCGAAGATGAGGCATTAAGCAGCCGCATTGATACGTTGGTATCAACCACTGATGCAAACTCAGCAGCCATTGAGTCAGAGGTGACAGCCAGAACTACGCAGGACACAGCGCTTAGTAGTCGTATTGACACGCTAACAGCTACGACTGGAGAGAACACCGCAGCTATTCAAACAGAGGTTGCTGCTAGAGCCACCGAGGACGACGCCCTAAGTAGCAGGATTGAAACACTTGTTGCTACCACTGGTAGCAATACCGCAGCAATCACCTCAGAAGTAACAGCCAGAACCACTGAGGATACCGCACTTAGTGGACGCATTGACACCCTATCTTCCAAGACCGATGGTAGCTTAGCGTTAATTACTAGCGATATTGAGACACTAACCACCGACACAACCGCGACGGCCACAAAACTAGATGGGGTTTTTGCACAAATTAATCCCAAGCTGGCAGGTGATACGGACGGCTGGGCAGGTGATACGGAAAGCTATGTTGGCGTGTGGACTGAACAATCAGCACGTATTGAAGAAGATTTTGCGCTAGGTCAACGCATTGATACTTTGAACGCAGATTTCGATAACAGCAATGCTTTAATACAAAGTAATTACAAAGTGCTTGCAGAAGTAGATAGCGCACTTGCTATGCAGACCGATGTTATTCGCGCTAGAACTGAGCAGAATACCGCTGCTATCAATACTGAAACGCAGGCGCGTACTGACGCTAATAGCGCTATGTCTAGCCGTATCGATACGCTGAGCGCTGTAACGGATGATAATAAAGCTACCATTACCAGTGAATCGATTGCGCGTACCAGCGAGGACGAGGCGCTTAGCAAGCGCATTAACACGATTGTTGCAACAACCAATGGCAACGCCGCCGCTATTCAGACTGAGGCTACCGCACGAACCAATGCTGATAGTGCCATGTCTAACCGTATTGATACGCTGACTACCACGACTGGCGAAAATAGCGCCGCTATCCAAACAGAGGTCACAGCGCGTACTGACGCCGATAGTGCATTGAGCACGAGGATTGAAACACTCGTTGCAACGACAGGCACTAATACAGCATCCATCGCTCAAGAAGTTATTACTCGAACCACTGAAGATGAGGCATTAAGCAGCCGCATTGACACGTTGGTATCAACCACTGGCACCAACTCAGCGCTTATTCAAACAGAAACGCAAGCACGTACCAATGCTGATAGCTCACTAAGCAGTAGAATAGACACATTGGTATCAACCACGGGCGAAAACACTGCCGCCATTCAAGACAATTTTGAGGCGCTAACGACCGAAAATAGCGCTCAAGCAAAACGGATTGACGGGGTTTACGCGCAAGTTAATCCAAAAATGGCAGGTGATACCGAAGGGTGGGCAGGTGATGATAGTCCGCAAAACCTAGTGGGCGCATGGAGTGAGCGCAGTGCGATTATTGAAAACGATTTGTCAATGGCAAAGCGCGTCGATGGCTTAACCACCGAGGTAGGTAATAACAAAGCAACCATCACTGAGGTTAATAAAACCCTAGTCACTAAAAACGAGGCGGTGGCGTCGCAGATAAATCGCCTCGCCGCGCAAATGACCGGAGGTTATAACGGCGATGACTTATCACAGCTAACATCGGGGCTTATTCATCAAGAACGCACCGCACGCGCGACTGACATTGAAGGATTGGCAGAGCAAGTAAGCTTGCTATCGGCTGGCGTGGGTGAGCAGTTTGATAGTTTTGAGATCTGGCACTTTGATAAAAATCATGACGGCTGGGTAAACGGTGTTTACGCGAACGGCTGGATCAACGTCAGAACCGAAACCATTAATAGCCCGGTAATTAGTGTTGATGGCAGTATGTATCGGCATGTCAAACTACGCATACAAAAAGTAGGTACGCCAACATGGGCTGCGTTACTGACGTATGCTGGCGGCAGCTTAACCGCGGCTGAGCCTGAATATACACCAGAAGGGTTTGCGATTGTTAATTTCTACATGGAATGGTCAGGAACTGTTACGGGGTTTAGCCTAAAGCTTGCCAGCCTAGCAGACAACTTAAACTACTTTAAGATTGACTGGATAGCGGTCGGCAGACCGTCACCTGGCGCAAGTCATGCCGCGCTACTACGTGAAGAAAAAGCGCGGGCCGATAAAGATACAGCGCTGACACAGCAATTTGTCTCGCTTGATAGTCAGATTAATGGTGATGGGGTTAATTCGTCATCATCTATCGTGCAAAAGCTTGAAACTACCGCTACTAAAACCGATACCAATGCCACTGATATATCAAACCTATCATCAACTTTTAATGATGAGGTGATGAGTAGTCAAGGTATCGTGGCTCGTAACGCGCAGACAGCCGCCAGTGCCAGTGCTGCTAATGCAAGCGATATTAGTGGGGTGTTTGCTCAGGTAAATCCGCGCATGGCAGGTGATGAAGAAGGCTGGGCGGGTGACGATTCACCAGAGAATCTGGTCGGTGTTTGGAGTGAGCGTAGCGCAAGCCAAGAGCTTGAGTATTCAACCAGCCAGCAATTCGATGCGGTGTACTCAAGAGTGGACGGCAATAGCGCCGCTATCTCAACTGAAAGTAAAACGCGGGTAGATGCTATCAAAGCATTGTCAGAACAAACCACAACCATACGCGCAGACTTTGCGGCCAACGCTGGTGTAATGCAGACCGCTATCACGGCGGTGGCTGATGCCAACACTGCATTATCCAAACGCACTGATACCATACAATCAACCGTTGGCGAGCATACATCGTCTATACAAACAGCGCAAAGTGCTATCAATGGTATCAATGCGAGCTGGACAATCCGCGCTGATGTGAATGGAGTGATAGGTGGGCTTGGGATTGCCAATGATGGTCGCACCGTTGATTTTCTTGTGAGCGCTGGCAGGTTTGCGATTGCCGGGCAGAATGGAAGCACGTCAACACCGTTTGTATCGATACCTGATGGCACAGTGATTGATGGTGTGACTATACCGGCAGGTAACTACTTAGAAGATACTTTTATTCGTAGAGCGTCGATTGATACTTTAGATATTAAAGGTAATGCGGTAACGGTGCCAGTATCGGCATTTACAGAGGCAGCGATAGAGGTTGGAAGTCTGTACGAGACAATACAAAGTTTGTTTGTACCGGCCGATATGGGTCATACCATGCTAAATTTTAATGCTATTTTCAACTTCCCAGGTTACGCGCGTAAGCAAAGTATTTTATGTCGTATCGTAAAGGGCGGCGCGGTGATTGCTGACAATATAGAGGTGTTTTTTAGTGAAGCAAGGTCAGCAAGCCGAGTAACGTCTGCCGTTGATGCGTCAGGGCACAATCACGGCGGAAGCTTTCAAGGCTCAGCCTACGTCAACGGGCAGTTCATCAATATTGGTGGACCAGTACATATAGATTATGCATCCGGTGGTTCTCATAGTCACAATATCGATGTGGCGAACGACAACCGAAATGCAGGCAGTTTTTCGTTATCAAGACACGATAGTACGGGGGTGGCTGGCACTTATGAGCTACAAATGCGTGTGGCTGATGGAAGCACTGCCAATTTATCCCAACGTTACATTCATGCCATGACCATGCGGAGATAAAAAAATGGCTCACTATGCAGTATATAAGACGGACACGGGCGAGATAGTAAAGACGGTAGAAGGTCCAACTTGGTTTATTGAGGATATGCCGATAGGAGAAAACGAGTCTATTGTGCCTATTGATAGACAGGCTGATGATCGATATGAGTATATTAAAAATGGCAAACTAACCGATAAAGAGAGTTTGCCGCTACAGTAATTTGTTATACTAAACCTATAATAAAAGCAGCATACTTGTAGCACTTAGGCAGTCTTTGCCACCTCACAACAAACAGATACCTAGTCATTTACAGATGATTGGGTTTTTGTCGTGTCTAAAATTCATAAATTACATATTCATTATTAAATAAGCGAGGGCGTCATGGGCTTTTTAAGCGGCATACTTGGGGCGGCAACAGGGTTTTTAACGGGTGGTCCGGCTGGTGCTGTGATTGGCGGGGTTGGTGGCTTGCTCAGCGGTAACGAGCAAGAAAAGCAGCAGAAAAAGGCGGACGGCTATAACGACGCTTCACTTGCCTTGCAAAGAGAGCAGATGGAGATTGCCAAAAAGAAACAGGAGGACTACGAGAAGATATACGGTCCGATTGAGACAAACTATCTATCACTGGTGAGGCAGGGCGCAAAGCCTGATATAGAGGGCGTGACCACGAGAGCCATTGGCGATGTTAATACTCAGTTCGCCAATTCAGAAGCCGCACGACTCAGACAGATGCAGCGCACAGGCGTCAATCCCAATAGCGGACGTGCTGATTCATTAGGGCGTCAACTGTCTTTATCACGAGCACTTGCACTGGCAGGAACGGTTAATCAGACGCGCCAGCAAGAAATGGACCGAGCCGAGGATTTAACCTTTGCGCGTTATCAAGACGCCAATCAGACCGGTATCAACAAGCTAAATGGCGTGCAATCAAATATCGATAGCGCCTCAACCGCGCTGTCTCAGACCTACACCAATCGCGCCGATCAATCGCAAGCCAATGCCAATAGTACAGCGAATAACTGGGCTGATCTTGGTGGTACCGTTTTCAAAGCATGGGATCAATATAAAAATAAGCCAGCAAAGACCACGGTCGGCACCGGCGTTTGGATGTAATTAGGAGAATGGCATGAGTAGCTTAACCGGCATTGCGCAGTTTACCAATCGTTTCGCCCAAAACATCATGGGTTATGAGCAGGATAAAAAAGACGAGGCTGAACGTGTAGCGGACAAGCAGTACAACCGCAACCGCCAACAGCAGACGGATTTACGAGAGCAGCAAAACCATGATGTGACGCTTGAAGGCAATCAGATAACGCTGAATCAGAACAAGATTAAAAATCAAGAGTTTAACGATTCAGTAACCTATGAGCAGACACGCAATCAACTGGCTTACTTAGATGGTATCGGTGCGGACGAGCAGCAAAAAATTGATGTATTGGCCAAAGCGGTCAACAGCAATCAAAAGCTACCGTACAAGATTGAGTTCGAGCGTGACGTAACCACAGGCAAGATTATTCAACGTCAAGGTCCAGACGGCAAGCCGTTCTATTTTCAAACCATCATCGATAAAGAAACCGGTCAAGAGCTTGGGCGCAAGGGCACAACATTTGAAGAAGCGACTGGTAATTACAACCAGCTACAAAACGCAGGCGCGATTGAAGATGAAATTAAAGCAGCAGCAGCAGCGCGCGAAGCCGCTAAGCAGAAGGCGCAGGACGAGCTTAGCTTGTATAAGGGTAAGGCGTTGGTTGATGACGCCAAAGACGCCAATAAACAACAGCGTGAGCATATCTACAAAGTCGATGAAATGGGTATTAAGCATGGCTATACCGTTGATGAGCTAGGCGTGAAGCATGGCTTTACGATTGATGAGCTAGGCGTCAGACACGCGAACGCCGTGGACTTATCAAACGTCAATAGTCAAAACCGTATTGGCGAATACGTTGGGCGCTCAGACGTTGACGCAGGTGGTACGCCTATCGTTAATGGCGGCGGCGGACAAGGCGCGGTAAGTGTGGTTGCAGCAGGCCCAGGCTGGACTAAGATGGAAATGCCAGACGGCACCGTAGTAACAGCCAAAGGAAACCGTAACTTTAGAAATAATAATATAGGAAACATTGAGTACGGCCCGTTTGCAAAAGCCAATGGGGCGATAGGTAGTGATGGCAGATTTGCTGTATTCCCCGATAATGAGACGGGCGCAAAAGCGATGGAGAGTTTAATTTTTGGCAGCAATAGCTACCGAAATTTACCGTTATCAAAAGCTATTGGTAGGTACGCACCTAAGTTTGAGAACGATACCGCAGGTTACGCGAGCAAAGTATTGGCAGCAGTAGGCGGTAAAAACAAACCTATGAGTCAATACACAGCCAGTGAGCGCCAAGCAATCATAAGAACAATGGTGTCTATAGAGGGTAAAAATAACGCTACTTACTCAGGCGGCGGTAATACCATTGCTCGCTCAGTGCCAGCCATTCCAAAACTACCAAAGGGCGCAAGTAAAACCAATCAGACGCCATCACAAGCCGTCAGAACCACAAAAGACTATAACGCCACAGTTGATAAGGGCGTCAATATTGCGCTAAAAGACGTGAAGAATCTAGGTATCAAGCCGGATGCTGCCACCACTGCCACCTACGCACGTGCTGGCACGAAGCTAAAAAGCATGGGTACAGCCAAGAATGAGCAAGAGTTTTTAAGCTTATATCAAGAAGCGTTTGACTTAGTGATTAGCGCTGTACCAGAGCCAAGGGGTAAGAAGAAATCGATGAGTAAGGCTGATAAGAACGCCCTAGGGCATAAAGTATTGCTTTCAATGGCAGGCGCGTCATCACTTGGTCAGCTCAAGCAAATGATCTACGACATCAATCCCAATGCAAGAGGCGGTGGGTCTACTGCCAGTGCCAATACAGGTGGTGGGCTGATGTTACCCGGTCAGCAGCCAAAAGCGCCAGCAAGACAAACTTCGCAAACCGGTAAGCTGCAAGCTCTATCCTTACGCGGCTTGCCAGCGGTAAAGACTGACCCAAAAGCCGCCGAAAACCTTAATTACTTAGAAAACCTAAACGACAACATGGACTGGTAGATAAACTATGAGCTTAGACAAAACATTATTAGGTATTGCCAAGTCTGCCGTTGATACGCAGCGCAAATCACGCGATGGCCGTAACGTCGTATCAAAGGGTGTCGATGCTGTCACTAATAAAAGCTATGCCAATGAAGATAAAAAGGTAGCGGCCGCAGCCTTGCGTCAATGGGAGAACAGCACTTGGAAACCAAAGGTTGAAGCCAAGTTAAAGCAGGAGCTAAAAACCCGAGCGCCGCATTTAAAGCCGGGTAGTAAAGCCTATCAGCAAACCTATGACAGCCTGTTTAATAAAAACTATAAAGACTTGCAATCCGCTAAAGCTAAAGCGCAGCAGCAAATAGGTACGTTACGCCAAAAAGGACAGACACAACGCCAAGTTGATGATCGTTACACCCAGAAAGAATCTCTACGCAACAACACAGCTAAAATACAATCAGCCGCAAGCGTTGGGCGTGATGTAGCTGAGGAAGCGGCCGGTGCGCTCGCTACTGGTACATCAAGAGCATTGCGTTATCCATTACAGCTTGCCGCTGACGTAGGTGAAAATGACGACGGTGGAATCTTCGACCGCGGCGCTAAGGCGTTAGAGCGCCACGAGGATAACTTACAACAAGTCTATCCAGCCTATGCTGATACCCAGCAAAACGGATCGTTTACCGAAAAACTAACACTATCCGCTATCGAACAAATACCAAACCTTGCCTTAAGCTTTACGGGTGCCGGCGCCGCTGCAAAAGGTGCGCAGCTGGCAGGCGCAGGCGCGAAGATGACTGCCGCCACTGCCTACGGTACAGCAGCCGCAACCATGTACCCACAAGCTTATGGTGATGGTAATGACAGCACCAAGCAAGAGTTAGAGAATGCCACACCCGAGCAACTAGCCACAGCGGTACGCTCAAAGGATATCTACAAAGGGCACTTTGATAAAAACATCAAAGCTGGCATGAGTGAAGATGAGGCATACCAAAAAGCACGCGACCAGACAGTCAGTAGTATTGCTGAAGAATCAGGTGATGCCGTTGGCCTTGTGACACTCGCGCTTAGTATGCTTGCGCCGGGTGTTGGCTCATTTACTGCCAACCACGCCGCTGGTGGCGCTGTCAGCAAGTGGGGGCAAAAAGTATTTAACACATTGGCGGTCAAAGCTGACGCTGGCAAGGTGGCAAGGGTTGCTATCCCCGCCGTCGTCGGCACTGGCATTGTGGGCTTGAACGTTGCTGAAGAAGCGTTGCAAGAAGGTTATACCGACTACACAGCACAGAAAGCTGCCGTTGATGTGGGCGTGAAAAACAAGATTGATACCGCGCAGACAAAAGAAGCCATGCTGATGGGCGGTATCTTGGGCGGGGCTATGGGTGGCAGTGTCTATGTTGGCACACGCAACTCAAAACTACATCAAGCACAAGATGATTTAAAAACCGCACAACAATCCTATGCCGAAGTTGCCGGACAAATACCGCAGCTGCAACAGCAGATTGAAGCTGTATCGCCACGATCACCAGAAGGTCAGCAGCTAACCAGTCAGTTAGAGCAGGTTAAAGCGTACCTTGAACAAAGAGTTGCCAACGCCGAAAGCATGGGCGTACCGCGCACCTCATTAACACGTCGCGCGCCGCGCATTGACCCAACCAATAGTGCGGCCAGTGACTTTGACGGTCAAGTCGAGGGTGTGACAGAGTTAAGCGAACAAGATTTTGAGAACGCATTAAACCCAGACGGCACGCCAGCGACGCAAGCGCCAGTCGTCCAGCCAATGAGTGAAGCAGAGCTTGATGCCCAAGACGCACAGATTGCTGAGCTTATTGCAGAGCAAGCAGCACTTGATGAGGCGATTGAAGATGGTAGTAATGAGAAACCGCTAGAAGAATCGATTGCCGCCGCCCAAAGCTGGTACGACAGCAAGCGCGGTGAAGGTAAGCAAGGGCTGGCGGGTGTGGTCAGTCGCGCCGCTGCTACTGAGCAGGACGCAGCGTTCGCCCAGCAGCAGGAAAGTATCAAAGGTGCTACCGCAAGTATTAATGATTACATCGCTAGTGAGCGTGCAAAACAGCAGCAAATCGACGGTCAGTTACAGCAAGAGGCGCAAGCCGCTACTACTGATGCAGAAAAACAAGCCGTCGCACAAAAAATTGAACAGCGAGAAGCTGATCGTGCCAAAGAAGATGAGTTGCTATCGACACGCGAGCAGCTTGCACAGCCTTATGAAAATGAATCGTTTGATACTACTATCGTGGGTGCTGATGGCACGCCGTTTAAGCTGGCACGTTTTTGGGATAGTGGCTTGCCAGCGACAGCCAAAGCAAAGGCAATCGCTGAGGCGTTTGGTGGTCAGGTAGAACAGAACGTCGCTAAGTCTGACTGGGCTAATCTTCCAGAAGGCGTACAAAAAGAATTACACCAGTGGTTCACTGACAGCCTAACGAGAGTGCGACAAAGTCGTGAAGGCGTGGTAGCGCAGGCAGATGAACAAGTTGCTGCGCCAATCGAAACTGAGCAGACGCAAGAAGTAGCACCTACTGAAAGTGGGTTAACCATGCCAGTACAGCAATCAGTAGCAGAGCAAGCTCCGATTGCGCCAGTTGAAGCTGAGCAGGTAGCGGTAGTCGACACGCCAGATACCAATCAGTTAACCGATGAAAACCCAGTCATCAATATACCAGCGCCGGGCAGTAAAGCTGCAAATATTGCAACCAAGCCAACTGTTAGCAGCAAGGTATCGCAAGCGCTTATTGATAAGTATGGTGCTACAAAGATATACGGGCGTGAGCCGTGGCAGCTTATCGGTGAAAACGATTACGGTATGCCTATCTACCAACATCAAAATGGCGAGCGTATCACTCAAAAAGCAAGTGGTGATAACTTGGGTGCCGAAGCTGTCACGCCTGATAGTTATACCGTTGATGCAAAAGAATTAGCTAAAGAGCATTACACAAAGGAAGAAGTAGAGGCAGCAAGAGAGAGAGGTCAGGCACGCGCTGATGAATCCAAAAAAAGCGTAGCGCCAACTACTGACGAGGGTATCTATAAGAGCAAGCCAGCCGCAAAATCTGCTATCAAGAAGCAAAAGCTTGACCCTGATAGCGTGACCATTAAACAGGTGAAAGGTGGCGGCTTTGAGATTGTGCCGAACGCGCCAGAAAAACTAAGTTATACACAAGCACAAGAGCAAGCTGCTACTGAATTGGGTATGACTATCAATGAAGATGGTGAGTACGGTGGAACAGACGCAGAGTTTGAGATATTCGCTAATCGCGTTGATGAAATACAAGGGCGCTCACTAAGCAATAGTACGCCAACACCACAGCAAAATACCGTAGCACCTAACAATGATGTTGCTATCGGTAAAGATGGTCAGGCTAAATGGTTTGGTAGTAACGACAAGGCGCAAGCATTTATTAGTAAGAAAGGCTTGTCTGATACGCATGAAGTTGTGAGTGCTGGCAAGTCTCGCTTTGAGATTCAGCCGAAAGCGCAAACCACAGCAGCTACCAACCAAACCTCAACACCTACTGATGTAATAAGTGAAAATGGAAGTCCCGATACTCAGGAGCTAACCGCAGCAGGCACGACACCGTCACAGCAAGACACCGCAGCGCCTAAAAAAACACCAAGAGGACTATCAGACAGAGCGATGGTTCGTGAAATGCAGAAACCTACTATCAACAATGGCGAGGTTGATTATAAATCAAAACTAAACCTGTCAGAAGATCAGAGTCTTGGTCGCTTGATTATGTCTAGTGGCAGGGTTTTTGATGACGCTGTAGTAAAAAGCATGGACGATAAAAGCGTCACACTAGAGGCGACAGTTAATGGTAAGCGCGGACTGCATAAAGGCATGAGCTACCAAACCGTAGATGCAGGTATTAGTAATACAAAAAGCTATGCCGAACAGCAGGCGGCCAAATCATCTACACCGACTGGCGAGCAGTCCGCGCCAGCCAAACGAGCCGCCGCTAAAAAGCAGGCTAGTATTATCAACGAAACCACGTCGGAAACCACCACCAAACAAACACAAAATGATATAAAAGATACTGAGCTTGCAGAACAACACGGGTTTAACGATAGTAATAGATTAGATCATGGGGAGCTATCTATACCCAATCGCACAAATAATATTGATAGTGAGATCGATTCTTATAAACGCGATAAGGCAAAGCTTGATGCTAAAAAACTTGATGCGGTTAAAGCTAAGAACACAGAGAAGGCGGCGGCGGAGAAAGATCGCCTACTACCAATCAAAGAGCAAGCTCAAGTAGAGTACAAGCAGTACGGCACAGCAATGGTCAAGGCTTATAAAGACAAGCTTGATGCCAAAGGAGTGAATGCGCGCGACTTCTTCCGTGATGAGGCAAAATACAACCCCGAAGCATTCTTGAAATTATCTAAAAAATTCCAAGAAGAGCAGCAAGTAAAGCCCACGCCTATTGGTGACTGGCGCTCGCAGGTAGGAGGTAATGAAATCCGTGATAATAAGGATGGAGTTACGGTGCGTAAACACGATAGGGTTGTCCATATTCGAGGAGCAAACTCCATAGCGGCCAACAAAAAGGCGCGCGAGCTTGCCAGCCAAGAGATTCGAGAGCTGCATTATATTGCCGCCAAAGAAAACCCTAGTGACCCATTTAGCGAAGCGTCTATTTGGCTCGATGGTGAAGGCGATATGATTCGTAAGAAGGGGACCAAGAAACCTTCTGGTGCCTTATTGCCAGTTCTAAAATTAGCCAAGAGTAATACCGAGCCTCAAGCGCCTGTAGCGAAACCGGAAACGGCACCGGAAACCAAAAAAACTGCCGCCGAAAAATCAGGTAAGCCAGCCGAGCAGGTCGCAGAGATTGAAGACTTTGGCGAAAAGATAACTGGCGCACGTAAAGATATGGATTCGTTTTATCAAAAAGAAATCACTGATGACGACATATCAAATCAGCCGCTTAGTAAGATATGGCCCAAGAAAGATATTGAGGCTATCGAAGATAAGCAGACGGCAGCTCTTGCTACTGTGTTGCGTGGCACGATACCAAGTAAGCCGCGTAAAGGTTATAAGCTCAATAACTGGGTGGCACAGGTTAAAAACGCACGTGGTATCATGCAGCAAATGCTTAGCGAAGATACTTTGGTTAATGAATTTATTGACAAAATGACCCAAGTGAAGGGCTTGCAAACTACCGGTTATCACACGCAATTACTAACCGCTATTGAACAAGATCAGTGGTCACGAGTAACAGCCGTGGATCATCGTCCTTACTACGCCATTCAAAATGACGACGGTAGCACCTCGCCTGATATGAGCTTTGATATCACTATCGATAAGCGCCGCCACGTTATTCCTACTGAAACCAAGCAGATATCAGAGGTGGTAGGCAAAGTAAACGAGATACTATCAGGTGAGGTTAAAGCACCGACATTAAAATTTGATTTATACAGTCGTGGTCGTGGCGATGCCAAGTCGTGGTTTATCACACAGACCAGTGACAAAGATAAGGCGCCGTTAATTACCTTTAACGACAGAGATTCTGCCAGAGCCTTTTTGAAAGAAAATAATAACGAGCTGTCTGAGTTATGGGCGCAGCACAAAGAAAAAGTCAACGTCAAAAAAACTGATACTCGTTCAAGGCAAAACCGTGAGCGCATTGGTCCCGACCATCGAAGTGGTCAAGATGTAACGACCGAGCAGTTCATGAAGGCTTTCGGCTTACGCGGCGGTCAGTTTGGTAATTGGGTTAAGCAAGGCGCAAATAGTAAAGACCGTCAAGGTATGCTTAATGATGCTTATGACGCCTTCATAGACTTGGCTGGCGTGCTAGGTATTCCATCTGAAGCTATCGGACTAGGCGGTAAGCTTGGTATGTCTTTTGGTGCGCGTGGCAAGGGCAGTGCTATGGCGCACTATGAACCATCGCAAGTGGTGATTAACCTAACCAAAACCAAAGGCGCTGGCACGTTGGCGCATGAATGGTTTCATGCACTCGATCATCACTTCACATCATTCCGTGATTCGCCAGCGAGAAACAAGTCGCGAGAAGATACTTATATCACCTATAAGCCTGAACCTTCTATGATGTACACACCTCAAAAAGGTAGAGGTTATTTAATTAGCAAACCAGCGCTTGAGAAGCGCAGAGCTAATAGCAATGACCCAATGTACGCCGCTGAAAATTGGGCGCCTGATCCAAACCACCCTGCAGGTGTGCGTCCAAAAGTTGAAGAGGCTTTTGCTGACTTAGTGAATGCACTCAATGATTCGCCAATGAAAGATCGTGCCACTACTATCGATAAAGGTGCAACCGATGGTTATTGGTCACGTATCATCGAGCGTGCAGCACGAGCTTTTGAAAGCTACGTTATCAACAAGCTGGACAAACAAGGCGTACGCAGCGACTTCTTAGCCAATATTACGCCTGAAAACGCATTCCCTCGCAACATGGATAGATACCCATACTTATTGGAAAGCGAGATGGCACCAGTAGCAGAGGCGTTTGATAATCTGTTTGCTACCATTGACAGCAAAGCTTCAAAAGATGGTAACGGCAAAATATTATTTAGTCGCGTGGGACAGATGAAGCAAGCATCTGAAAGTATAAAAACTAATCCCACCAAAGGATTGACTGGCACAACGAGCCAGCAAATTATTGGTGCACTACAAAAGCATTTCGGTAAAGATGCAGTCGCTCAGCTTATGAAGTCTGGCAAGCTACGAGTTCGAACACTAAGTGATTTTGTTAGTAGCGACGGCCGCTTGCTTATCCCAAGAGATGCAGAAGGCTTTTATCATAGAGAAAAAGTTGTATTAATCGCTGATAATCTCACAACCGATACGGCAGTTGCAACTCTACTTCATGAGCTTGGTGGTCATGCTGGTATTCAGTCAATGCTTGCACCGCAAACCTATATGAGCCTGATGGAAAACTTTTACGCCTTAGTAAGGTCTGGTAATAAGTATGCAGTCAGAGCTAAGAGTCGCGCAGAGGCAATGACTGGCAGCGATAGCGAAGCACGCGATGAATATATTCCATACCTAATCACTGAGTACGCCCAAGCAACAGAGCGTGGCGGTCCGCTTGCAGTCATTAAACGCTTTATTAATCGCGTTATGGCTGGCGTGCGTGCATGGGTGAGCGCAAACACTGGCGTTCAATTAAAGATTACACCGAATGATATTACCCAGCTTGCTGAACGCATGGTTAAGCGCTTGGCAGAACAGAGTGCAATTGATATGACTGTCGCTGATGTTGAGAATATACCAGCCGGACAGATGCAGTTTAGCCAAGACAGTGTGCAACAGGCAAACACGCCAGCATTTAGAGAGTGGTTTGACGCTAACACCCCTGATATCAGATTCAGCCGTCGCTACTCAACACTTGGCACTGACGGCAAGCCAGTCACTGCTAAAGAAAAAGCACGCGATAGAGTGGCACTAGCACAAGCGACTACCATGTCATCCAAGTTTGGAGTGAACCTACTACTTAGACGCCATCTAGCAACGCCGCAGCATGTAGCTCTACTTAATCCTGTCTTTAAGGTATTTACGGACAACGTGCAAGCGCGCATCGCTTATGAGAACAACGAGGCAGGGCTGGTGCAAACATACCTACCTGAGATATGGGACACACGCCTTGTTGTTGGTAAGAAAAAAGAAGCAATGGAGCGTGTATCAAAAGCAATTTTTGACGGCACCATGGCGGACAAGGTGTGGGGTGATAACGAGCTGCAAACGATGTTTGATTTAACTGATAAGGATATTAATTTTTACCGCAGAGCACGTCAGGCAATTGATGGCTCGGTATTAAATATGACGGTCGATACGCTGTCTGCATTAGCCAAGGGTACAAAACTGGTTAGCCTCCCTACTGTGCAAAGGTTAAAGCTGGCAGGGCTGACACCTATTGGTCATAATCTCATGCTTCAGCAGCACATGACCGATGAGCTTGAGAAGCTAGCCAAGGGCGGGTTGATTACACCAAAAGCTGAAGCACGTATGCAGAAGCAGTTGGATGCCGTGTTCGATGTGATGAGCGCGGTCGCCGGCAAGTATGACAAGCTGGTTGAAGATGGTTATGCGCCACTCATGCGTTTTGGCCATTACGCAGTAGAGGTGCGCGATAAAGTATCGAATGACTTAGACTTGTTCGAGTTATACGAAACCAAAGGTCAGCAGCGTAAGGCTATTAAAGAGTTAAAAGAGCGCTACGATGAGAGCCAATTTACCATCGGTACTGGTACGCTGAATCCAGAAGGATTTAAGCAGTTTAAGGATAAAGGCTTATCTCCTGAAACAGTGCAGTTATTTGCCGCTGAACTTGGCTTAGATGACGATGGCGCTTATCAAGCGTACTTAAAGATTGCGGTCAGTGATCGTAGTGCACTAAAACGATTGATTCATCGCAAAAAAGTGCCTGGTTATAGCGAGGATATGCCACGCGTGCTGTCATCGTTTGTGATGAGTAATGCGCGTTACAGTGGCCGCAGTCTATACAACAATGAGATTGAACGCTCAATCCAAGATATTGAAGACGGAAACCTACAGAACGAGGCGCAAAAAGTCTTTGAGAACATGGAGAATCCGCAAGAAGAGTTTGCACAGCAGCGCAGCCTTATGTTCCATTACTTCATGGGGTTCTCGCCAGCGTTCTTCCTTCTAAACCTAACGCAGCCGTTTACGCAGACTATCCCCAAACTAACTGCTTATGCAGGCATAGTAAAAGGACACGCGTACATGGCGCAAGCACTCGGTATCGTTGGTAAAAATATGGGTTCATCTGCCATAAATATGGGTAAGAAAGCCGCTGGGATGCCGACGCCAAACTGGAGGGGTTTTGAAGATAACTTGCCAGTATGGGTTAAAAAAGAGGATTACTTACGCATGGCTCGGGAGGGTCATCTTGATCCGCAAAATATTTACATGATCAAAGGACTTGAGCGCGGGAAGGGTGGGGTAGCAAGTGGTGTGTGGGGTAATATTGAATCCGCTGCCGGCTGGTTCGCTGAGGTATCAGAATCTATCAACCGCCGTAGTACTATGATTGCTGCTTTTAGAGTAGCCAAAGATATGGGCGATACCAACCTAAAAGCAGAAGGTTTTGATAATGCTTATGACTTTGCAGTTTCAGTCATTCAGCAAACACAGGGTATCTACAACAAAGCGAACCGCTCGGGACTGGCGCGCGGTAACGGCAAGCTTGGTCAGTACGGGCCATTAATCCTAGTGTTTAAACAATTCACGATTAACTACACCGAGCAAATGATACGCCATGGCCGAGATAGAGAGGTCAAGTCGTTAGCGGTCGCTATGATGTGGCAGTTTGCGCTGGCTGGCATGCTGGGCTTACCGTTTGCGGATGACTTACGCGATATATTTGAAGGGATTGCGTATCGCGTGTTTGGTAAAGCATTTAACTTGCCTGATTATCTGCAAGAGAAGCTAGGTAAGAGTAATGCGGATGCGCTTATGTATGGGATTGCCAGCGAGAAAGGGCGTATCGACTTGTTCGGTCGATCAAGCTTAGGTAATGTCATACCTGGCACTGATGTCATTAGACCGGGACCAACGGACTGGGGTGAAATACTTGGCGCATCATCTGGGTTTTACGAAAGCTTCTTTTCAGCTGCTTCAATGGCCGCCGATGGCAAGTATAAAGATGCACTTATCACCGCCTCACCTCGCTATATTCGTGACGCCGCGTCAGGCGCAGAGATTGCATTAACAGGATCATACCGCAACACCAAAGGCGATAAGATCATGGACTTGGATAAAACCGATGCCGTGATTAAGACGCTGGCATTTAACCCGTCGAACAATGCAAAGCCGGGACGTGATCGTAGTAACTCTTATAATATGAAAAATATGCTCAAAGCTAAGACGGATTACTTCAGCAAGCATTTGGCTGAAGCAATCTACCAAGAAAACGATGATCGCGTCGATGAGTTGTATAACGAGATGGACGAATGGAATGATAGTAACGCTGAGCACTTTAATGTTGATATCGATAAGATTGAAAAGTCAGCAGAGAAGCGCGTCGAGCGTAAAGACTTCGGTAGTGCTGAGCGCCAGAACATACAGGATAGCTTAGCATTAAGACAGGAGGAATTGGCTGGCACGTAACAGGGTAAACCTATTCAAATACTTATCATCTTCGTCGACTTGATTGCTAAGCGGCATTAGTTTGTTTATAGTAAATAGACAAACTAATGCGGAGATGGTGTTATGGGTAAATTGATTGTTTTATTATTGAGTGGATTGTTTGTTAGCGGCGCTAATGCCTCGTGTTTTGGGTCTGAGAGCGTGTACACCTGCAACGATCCTCAGTCTGGCAACACCTACAATGTAACAAAGTTTGGTGGCTCAACCAACATGACTGGCACCAACTCTCGTACTGGAAGCAGCTGGAGTCAAAACTCAACCACTTACGGGGGCATTACCCAGCAAAATGGTAGAAGTTCGGATGGCGGCTCTTGGAGACAGACTATTCAGAAAAACAGTTTAACAGGAGGAACTACTTACTCCGGTACTGACTCACAAGGAAAGTCTTACAGCAAAACTTGTAACCAATTTGGGTGCTATTAACTTAGCTACACCTAGCTAGATTTAGCTGCCTTGTCTCTCAAAAACAGCTATAAATGAATGACAAGCCTATTTGTATCTCAATATGAACAATAAAGCCCATCTATTAATTTAGGTGGGCTTTTTTATTTGCGTTCATTTGCGTTCACGAAAAATGAACGCAAAATTTGAGAGAAGTGAGCGAGTTTTGAGAGAAAGAATGAGAGAGCGAAAACGCTGTAACCCTTATATATCAGCCGGGAGCCATAAGGATAGCAGACGTAAAAAAGCCGCCGATAGGAGTAATATCGGCGGCGATTGTGGAGCAATACCTTAGTACAACTTTACGGGTATCAGTCGGATGACTCATGTGATGAGAATAGCCTGTAAGGAGTCACACATCATCTGCCAGTGTTTTTGCATGTCGTAGCACCGCTGGTCTGACTACGTCCGCTCTATCTGGAAGCCCAGCCCTAGCGACTAGGGATTACACCTCAAAGAATATATCAGGTAATACAAAATAGTATAACATAACAATAATTGTTAGCTAGTAAATCTTGTACAACCTCTCGATAACTTCCTCTTGTGACATGCCAGCCTCATTAAAAATAAACTCTTCAATATCGTTCATTGCAGTACGCAGTCTTTTTTGACTGACTTGAATGTACTGCAATGTCACATCGTCAGACGCTTTCGATGTTCGATGATTCATCAAGCGCTTGATAACCGATATATTTAAATTAAGAATATCGCCAATGGTCGAGAAGGTCCGGCGTAGATCGTGCGGCGTGATACAAATGCCAGCTGCATCACCAATATTTCTATACTGCCTTGATATGTCAGTCAGATTTCCATCATGCTCAGTCAAGCGAGAAGGGAATACCCAAGGTTCATTTTTTCGGTAGTGGTGACGATGCCCCATCATTGCGCACATGACTTTACCCAATGGCACATGCAAGGTATCACCATTTTTAGTCTCATGAATAGTCATAGTACCGTGTTTTAAATCAATAAAATCCCATCTTAATGTGTAACCTTCGCTGGCACGTATGCCGGTGCACAGAAATAGCAGCATGATATCGCGTGCATTATTACTATGAGGCTGCATGTTATGAAAATCCTCACTCTTAAAATCAGTGAGTACGCGCACATAGTTGCCCATCGTATCTTCATTGAGATAAGTCGTGCGAGGCTTAACCGTGTTCCACAATTTTTTGGCTGTCAGTATCTCAACCGGACTTAGCTTAATAATAGGAGATTCGGAATTGTCTAAAAAGCTTAGCCTAGCAAAATTCCACACGGCATTAAGGGCTCTAAAAGTGGCATTGGCTTGTGACGGGCTCAACTTGGTAAGCTCTAAATGCTTTTCGGTGACATTGCTTTGCATGATCTCGTTCATCGACCTATCTTGCCATTCTGCCAACTTGCCCGGTATCTGCCGATTATAGGTGTTGATAGTCGACTGCTTCAGTCCCGGCTTATGAGTAATATAATATTCATAAGCTTCACCAAGTGTGGGAACTATCACGTCTTTCATATCATCATTGAATGGATCACGGCCTTGCATCAATTCACTAATGATAGACATGGCTTGCTCGCGTGCATCCTGCAAAGTCATGACTGAGCAATCACCGATAGACTTACGGATCATCTTTCCGCCAATCCGCTTGCTAATCATGTAGCTTTTATTTGTCTTATTGGTACGCACGGCAAAACCGTTGACCAACTCATCTTGGATGATATCCGCTTTATCAGAGTATTCAAGCGCGTCTATAAAGCGCTTGGTTAGTTTAACCCGTGCCATTTTAGCCTGCCTATTCCGTATATTTACTTGGGTATCATAGCCGATAAGCGAGATTATAAGAAGTGCCCACAAAGTGCCCATACAGGGGTTTATCGTACACTACAGCAAGCCAGCCAAAAACATTAGGCAACAAAAAACCCCGTAAACAGTGCGTTTGCGGGGTTTAAATATGGTGGGCCCAGTAGGACTTGAACCTACGACCAAAGGATTATGAGTC